AGAATTGACAGAAAAGAATTATTAAAAGTATTACAAGGTATGCAAAGTAATACAAGCAAAATTGAAACTAATCAAGTAAATTTTAAGAATAATATCATTTATCAAACTAATAATGATATAATGATTTATTCAGAATTTTTTGAAAAAAGTTTAAAAGAAAATTTTAGTTTACCTTTAAATGAGTTAATTCTTTTATTATCAAAATTAAAAGATAATGAAATTGAATTACAAATTGAAGAAACTATAAAAATTATAACTGCAAAAACAGAAATTGAATTACCTAAACAAGAGATTAAATCTGAGTTTGATTTTAATAATACTTTTGAATGGCAAGATTTACCTGATAATTTTATCAAAGGCATAAAGTTTACAAGTGCTATATTAGATAAGAATAATAGACGTTTTAATCCTATTATTTTTATTGACAATGATAAAATAGTATCAACAGACGGGGAGTGTTTAATAATTTATAATTTGCAAAAAGATTTTTTAAAGTTCTTTTTAAAGCAATTACAAATAAGTTTATTATTAAAATATGATATTCAAAAGTATTGTATAAAAGAAAATACAATTTATTTCTTAGCAGATAATACTATTATTTATTTTACTTTTATAACTGAAAGTAAATTCCCAGATTATCAACGAATAGAAATACAGAATGGAAAAGAGATACATTTTTTAGATAAGTTGAATATTGAAGATATAAACATTAATACTTCAATTTTAGATAGTAATGAAAATGTGACATTAATAATTGAAATTGAAAAGAATGATATTAAAATTACAAGTAGTAATTATGTAGGAATAAATGTAAAAACAAAATTAGATAAAGAAAATGAAGTAGAAAATATTAAGTTCGGAATAAATCATACTTATTTATTAGATTTTTTAAAATCAGATTTTAGTAATGAGTTTAAAACTTTTATTTCAGATACTATGATAGTTTTTCAAAATGATGATATTAAATATATAACTATGTTAATGGGTGAATAAATGCAATTAATAAATAAGTTAAAAGAAAATAACCAGGATTATGAATTTTATCCTTCAACAAATGAAATGATAAAAGCAGTATTTGAAAATTATACAAAAGATAAAAAGAATTATAGTAATGAAATTGAAAATTTTTCAATGTTAGATATCGGAGCTGGCAACAGTAATGTATTTAAAGTATTCGATGAATTATTACCATTGCCAAAAGATGAACGTTATAAAACACATATTGATAAATTCGCAATTGAAAAATCAGAAATGCTTATAACCGCAATGCCCGATGATATTATAATAATTGGTACTGATTTTGAAAAACAAACATTAATTGATAAAAAAGTAGATATGATATTTTGCAACCCACCTTATAGTAGGTTTAAAGAATGGACTTTAAAAATATTAAAAGAATCAAATTGTAATATAGCTTACTTAATAATTCCTGAAAGATGGGACGACAAAGTAGAAATTAAATCAATAATAGAAAAACGTAAAATTAAATATGAAGTAATATTTGAAGGTGATTTTTTAGACTCTGAATATAGGCAAGCAAGGGCTAAAATAAATATAATACGTTTTGATTTTGGGGTTACTAAATACGGAAAATGTGATAATGATCCTTTTGATATTTGGTTTGAAGAAAATTTCAAAATAAATGCAGAAAAAGAAAAACAATATTTTAATCCAAATGATAAAAAAAGTAAAAGTGAAGAAATAAAAGAATTGATAAAAGGTAAAAATATAATCGAATCTTTAGAAGAGCTATATCAAAAAGATATGGAAAAGTTATTGAATACTTATAAACAATTAGAAAATATTGATTATGATTTATTTAAAGAGATGGGCGTTAATTTTGATAATCTAAAAACTGCATTAAAAGAAAAAATAAGTAATTTAAAAATATTATATTGGAATGAGTTATTTGATAATTTAGATAAGATAACAAATAAATTAACATCTGAAAGCCGAAAAAAAATATTAGATAAATTGAATAAACAAACAAATATTGATTTTACGGCTGGTAATGCTTATTCATTAGTAATATGGGTTTTGAAAAATGCTAATATCTATATTGACGAACAATTAAAAGAAGTTTATTTTGAGATGGCAAGTCCTGATAATATAAAAAACTATAAGTCAAATAAAAAGTTTATTGAAGATGGTTGGAGATATTCAGTAAAAGATCATACGCATTTTAAATTAGACTATAGGTTAGTATTTGTAAGATGGAATTGCTTTGATAATACAGGTTATAGTAGTTATCAATATCCAAAAGGATTGTATAGAGATATACATGATTTTATAAACGATATTTCTACTATTGCAAATAATTTAGGGTTTGAAAATATAGATAGTAGTTTTAATTTTAATTGGCAAGCAGGAAAGGAAAATATATTTACTTACACGAATGGAAAAGAATTCATGAGAATTCGTGCGTATAAAAATGGAAATATACATTGTAAAATAAATCAAGAATTTATGATGAAATTGAATATAGAAATGGCAAGATTAAATAAATGGGTTAAGGATGAAACTAATTGTGCGAATGAGCTTGAAATTGATATTAAAGAAGTACATAAATATTTTGGAAGTAATAGAAAGTTATTAAGAAGTGAAGTTAAATTGTTAGGTTGTAATAATGAATAAACCATTTTTTCAAACTGATCTATTTGGTAATGAAATAAAATCAAAAGAAAAAACAAAAAAGGAATATACACAAGAAGAACTTTGTGAAAAATGTCAAAAATATAAAACTTGTTTATCTCCAAAAATAAAACCAAAAGGTAAAGGCAAAAAACAAATACTAATAATTACAGAGTTTATAACAAAAGAAGAAGATGAACAAGGGTTTTTAAATAATAAAGCGGGTAAATATTTACAAGAAACTTTAAAAGAACTAGATATAAATTTATTTGAAGATTGTTATATTATTCCTGCAATAAGATGTAAAAGTAAGGGTATTCCTACAAATTCAGATATTAAATTATGTAAAGGTAATTTATTAAGAGAGATAGAAATTTTATTACCTAAAAAAATAATAACTTTTGGTAAAATAGCATTAGAAAGTTTAATCGGGCATAAAGAGTCAGTAACTACATATGAACAATGGATAGGTTTTAATATTCCAGATCAAGAATATAAATGTTTTATTTATCCTATTTATTCACCGAGTTATATTTTACATAATGAAAAAGATCAAGTGTTACAAAAGATATTTAGAGATAATTTGTATAATGCTATTAATGATAATAGAAAATTTAAAGCCTATAAAGTAGAAGTAGAAATTTGTAATGAGAATAAAGCATTTTATAATTTAACAAATTTAAATAGTTTAAAAGAAGAAACTGTCGCAATAGATATAGAAACTACAGGATTAAAACCTCACAGAAAAGGGCATGAAATTTATTCAATAGCAATTACACAAAGTAATTTATTTACTTTTAGTTTTTTATTAAATGATAAAGTAAAAGGGGTATTAAAACAAATATTACAAAATCCTAATATAAAAAAGATAATACAAAATTGTCAATTTGAGTATAAATGGATTGCATGGCAAAATACTTTAAATGTTAAAATAAATAATATTATATGGGACACTCAATTAGCAGTGCATATATTAGATAATAGAAAAAAGATAACAGGTTTAAAATTTCAAACTTATATAAATTTTGGCATTTCTGATTATAGTCAAAATATGAAAAAGTATTTAGAAGCAAAAGAAAAAGGTGGAAATGAATTTAATGAAATAAAAAAAGCCCCCATAAATGAGTTATTAACTTATAATGGTTATGATGCATATTTTACTATGTTATTATACCAAAAACAAATAAGATTATTTGACGATCATTTATTAAAAGGCTTTAATTTCTTTTTAGAAAGTAATTTAGAAATTGCTCAATATTCCGGTATTAGATTTGATAATGCTCTATATGAAAAATATTATAAAGAATTAACTATAAGTATAAATAATTTAGATACAGAAATAAGAAATTCAAAAGAAGTTAAATTATTAGAAAAAGAAGAAAATAATTTTTATATAGGCAAAATTTTAATTACAAAAGATAATTTTAATTATGATTCAAGTCAACAATTAGGCTATTTATTATTTAATATTTGTAAATTGGAGTCAATAAAGAAAACAAAGAATAAACAAGCCTCAGTTGATGAAGAAGCATTATCTAAATTTGAGAAAAGGTTAACTGATAATATTTTAGCAAGAAAAAAATTACTGAAAATTAGAGACACTTATTTAGAACAGTTTAAAAGAGAAAGTGTAAAAATAGAAAATGAATATTATATATTTCCTTCTTTTGATTTAAATAGACCTGTATCATATCGATCTAGTGCATATAATCCTAGTTTTCAGAATATTCCTAGAAAAGATGAATATGCAAAGAATATAACAAGAGGGCTTTTATTTCCTAGAAAAGGTAATTTTTTATTAGAGTTGGATGGTAAACAAATGGAAGTAGGTACTTCATGTTGTTATCATTTTGATCCTATTATGATAAATTATGTAGCAAATGATGGTGATATGCATAGAGATTTAGCAAAACAAATATTTTTTAAAGATGATAAAACATTTACAAAGCTTGAAAGGAATATAGCAAAAGGAAATTTTGTATTTGCAGAATTTTATGGAGATACTGCAAGATTATATACAGAAGAATTAAAAAAAATAGGTTATGGTTCGGTAACTTTAGGTTTATGGGAACAATTAAATGTTGAGATAAAAGAACATTTAAAAAGTAATGGAATATATAATATATATGATTTTCAAAAGCATATAGAAGAAATAGAAAAAGATTTCTGGGGAAATAGATTTAAAGTATACCAACAATGGAAATATGATAATTGGAAAGAATATAAAGAAAAAGGTTATGTTGAACTTTATACTGGATTTAGGTGTACAAAGCGTATGACATTTAATGAAGTAAATAATATAAGAATTCAAGGAACTGCTTATCATATAGCACAAAATGTTTTAAATAAAGTTTCTAAGTTTTTAAGAAAAGAAAAATTTAAAACAGTAGACTTGGGCGAAGTGCATGATTCAGGTTTATTAGATGTTTATCCGCCAGAATTTAATTATTTATTAAAAGTAATAGATGAGAAAATTAAAGAAGTTCAAAAAGAATGGGATTGGATAATAGTCCCATTAAAATTTGAATATGCAGTTACTGGAATTGATGAAAGTTGGAATTTAAAAAAGGAGTTAAAAATATGAATATAAAAGATTTAAAAAATTATATTAAAGAGAATAAATTAAAAGATACTATGGAAATTATAATAAATTATTCAAAAGTTTATAGTTATGGTATTTGTGTAAAAAGTAAATTAACAGATGAAATTGGTACTTACTTATCAATAAATGGCTATGATGAAGAAGAAATATATAGAATACGAAAAAAAGAGAAATATATTAATTTTTGTATAAAACAAGGATTTTCAAGGGAAGAAGCAAAAGAATTATTTTATAAAAAATATATTATTCCTTATATGCCAGAATATATAAGTATATCTATTGAACAAGTGTTTTGGTATGAAAAAGAGTTAAAATTAAAGAAGTTCAAAAAGAATGGGATTGGATAATAGTCCCATTAAAATTTGAATATGCAGTTACTGGAATTGATGAAAGTTGGAATTTAAAGAGGGAGTATAGTAATGGAAAATTTATTGAATAAAATTCATAATTGTAAGAATCAAAAAATATTGCCTTTACTTCCTGATAAGTCTGTGCAAGTCTTCCTCGAAGACGCTCCTTATGGAATTACGGCGTGCAAATGGGATATTATGTCAGATTTAAAAGAATATTGGGATTTAAGGTTGCCTAAATTAAAAGATAACGGTTGTTTTGTGTTATTTGGAAGCGAGCCTTTTAGTAGTTATTTAAGAATGTCAAATATAAAAATGTATAAATATGACTGGATTTGGGAAAAAGAAAGGGGTACTGGTTTTGCAAATGCGAATAAACAGCCATTAAATAATTATGAAATAATAAGTATTTTTTATAAAAATATGTGTGTATATAAACCAAAAAAAATTAAATTAAATAAACCTTATCTACATAAATTACCAACAAAAAACAGTAAATCAAATACATTTGCATGTGTCAATACAAATAAAAAAAATGAATATAGGATGTATACAGAAAGTTATCCAAAAAGAATTATAAAGTATAAAAGGGTTTATAATAAAAATATGTTACATCCTACTCAAAAACCATTAGAATTAATAAAATATTTAATTCTCACATATTCCAACGAAGGAGATTTAATTTTTGATGGATATTCAGGATCAGGAACAATAGCTTGTGGATGTACTGAATTAAATAGAAATTTTATTTGTTGTGAAGATGATACAAAAGAAGGATATTTTGAAAAATCAATTCTAAGATTAGAAAATATAAAAAAGAATTTAAAACAATTTTTATTTTAAAGGAGTTTATATGCCATCACTATTCAATAAATATGAGCCAAAAGATTTAAATGAACTTTTAGCAAATGAGAATAATAAAATTATTTTAAATGGTTTTTTAAATCAAAAAGAAATTCCGCAATCTTATTTATTTGTAGGAGATAGAGGTTGTGTAGATTGTGATACTGAATTTTTTAATGGTTTTGAATGGAAAAAGATATCTGAATATGATAAAGCAGATTTGGTAATGCAATATAATTTACAAAAAAAAGAAGCTGAATTAGTTTATCCTTTAAATTATATTAAAAATAAACAAAATAAATTATTTTATATAAAATCTAAATATGGAGTAGATCAATGTTTATCATTAAATCATAATGTTTTATATAAAAATAAAAAAACACAAAGATATGAAACTTCTTTATTTGAAAATATAAAAAATAAACATGAATCATTAGTTATGGGTTTTACTGGAAAATTTCAAACAACTTTTGATTATCAAATTAAAAGTAAATTAGAAATATCAGATATCTTATTAAGAATACAAGTTATGGTTAATGCTGATGGATATTTTATAAAAAGAGGGCAGCAAGTTTGTATAAATTTAAAAAAGAAAAGAAAAATAGAAAGAGCTGAATTATTATTAAAACAATCAGGATTAAAATATAGAAAATATGAAAAAAAATATAATGGTTATACAGCTTTCTTTTTTGTGCCGTTTTTTAGAACTAAAATCTTTGATAAAAAATATTTTAAATGTTCTAAAATACAATTAGATATTATTTTAGATGAGTTAAAATATTGGGATTTTGAATTTAATGGTAAAAAATTTTCTTCTAATAATAAAGAAGATATAGATTTTTTACAATATGCTTATGCTGTTTGTGGTTATCGAACTACAGTTAGGCAAGATAAAAGGAATAAAAATATAAATTATATATTAATTATTTCTAATAATTCTTTTGTGGGTATTACAAAAAATGTAAAAATATTAGAATATAATACAAAAGATGGTTTTGAATATTGCTTTACTGTATCGTCATCATATTTAATTTTACGTAGAAATTTTAGAATTTTTATTACTGGAAATTGTGGAAAGTCATTAACTGCAAAATTAATATCAAAACAATTAAACTGTCAAGATAATATACAAGTATTAGATTGTATAACAGATAGGGGGATTGATAATATAAGAAAAATAATAGATAATTGTCAATATAGAACTTTAGATAATAATCCGAAAAGTTATATAATAGAGGAAGCTCATCAATTGCCAACTTTAAGTCAGGAAGGATTTTTGACTTGCCTTCAAAAACCTCCAAAAAATTCTTACTTTTTTTTTACTACAACTGAAGAATCCAAAATTGTAAAAACAATAATTTCACGTAGTAAAAGGTTAATTTTTGAGAAAATAAGTAATAGATATCTTTACCCATATTTAATAGATATTTCAATAAAAGAAAATAATGAAATTAGTAAGACAGTGGCACGAAATATATGCAATGCTGTTGATGGGCATATTAGAGATAGTTTATCATTATTAGAAGTTGTTTTGCAATTTAAAGATGAAAGCAAACAGTTAGAAATAATTGGAAAAGGTATTGAAGAAGATAAAACTATAATAGATTTATGTAGGTTATTATTAAAATCAAATAGTTGGAATGAAATTAGTAATATTTTAAAACAATTACAAAAAGAGAATCCCGAATCAATCAGGAAAATAGTAATAAGTTATTTTGGGAAAGTATTATTGGATAAAGCAGATGTAAAATCGGCAATGATAATAGAAGCTTTACAAAATCCTATTTATGATTTTCCAATTTTGGTAATGGCTTTGTTTTCAGTTTTTAAGAATTAATTATATAAAAAACTATTATAATATAGTAAGGAGTAATAAAATGGAAAATTTAGGATTAGGTGTTATGTTAAAAATGTTAGGTGGAAATGGGGATATTGTTAATGCAATACAATCTTCATTGAATAAAAAGATTATTAAAGTTTATTTAAATGATAATGAAGATGAAATTAATGTTTTAAATATTAAATTTGAAGATAATTCTATATTGCAATTATGGGATGGTGGGCAATCTTGTTGTGAATTAAGATATATGACTACTGATGATAATTTATTAGAATTTAGTAATTGTAAATTAATAAAAATAGAAGTAAAAGACGGAGGAAGTAAAGAAGAAGATGATTATGGAGAGCATGAAATTCAATTTCTTGAAATAACTACGGATAAAGGAAGTTTTCAAATGGTTAATCATAATGAACATAATGGTTATTATGGTGGTTTTTGGATTCAAGCAAAAATTATAAAAGGAGAAATAAATGAATGATTTAAATTATTTACAAGATTTAGAAATTGACGGCAATAATATTGATAATATAGTTGATACTCATGCAGTTACAAGTATGAGGTATCACGAATTATATGCTGAAAAATTAGAACAATTAAATGAGCAAAAAAGAAAAGTGAAAATTACAGAAGCAGAATTAAAAGAAGAATATGCTAAAATTTATATTCAGAATAAAAAGTCAGGGGAAAAAATAACAGAAAAAGAAAATGAAAGTTTGATATTGACTAATCCTGAATATAAAAAAATACAAGAAAAATATTTTGCAGAACTTAAAGAACAAAATAGTTTAGATAAAGATTATAATGTTATGGAAGGCGTTGTTAAAAATATGCAAGCAAGAAAAAATATGATCGAGAGTAAAATAGTATTAATTCAAATGGGTTTATCTAGTATAAAACAAAATAAAACATCTGATAAATTACATAATAAATTAAATAAAGGAGAATAAAATGAAAAAATTTAAAATTACTTTTAAACATACCGTTGAAGAATGGTATGAAACAATAGTAGAAGCAGAAACCAGAGAGGAAGCAGAAGAAATTTTTGATGATGATCCTTTTATGAATGTGAATGAAGACCCATTTGATACTCAAGGTTTAGAAATTGAAATTGATGATATAGAGGAACTATAAAATGATAGATAAAATAATAAATATAGCATTTATAAGTATTTTAATATTTGCTTTAATTTATCCTTTAATTAGGATAATTAGTAAAGCATGGTATAAAGGATATTTTGAAGAAATTAATAATATAAAATTTAAAGATTTAAATAAAAGGAGTAAAAAATGAGTTTTAAATCAAAATTTAAAAAAGAAGCAAATAATTTGCATAATAAGAGTAATTCAAATTATGATTATTATTTAGATTTGCAAAAGTATAATTTAGAGAAATTTAAATTTGAAAAAGAAGAAAAGGATTATCTATTTGATATTTTGCCTTATACTATTGAAACTGAAAGACATCCTGATTTTGGTAAGCAAGAAAAAACATATCATTTAGAGATTTTTGTTCATTCTTATATTGGAGTGAATAAAGGTAGTTATTTGTGTATGGAAAAAATGTATAATAAACCCTGCCCTATTTGTGAAGAGTTTAGAAGAAAAAAAGAAGAGTTAGAAAATAGAGGTTTTGCAAATAATGAAGTATGGGAACATATTAAAGATTTAGCATATAAACAAAGAATTTTATATTATATTTTATATAAAGGTAAAAAATATATATTTGATTCTGCTTATGGATCGACTAACTCAAAAAAAATAAGTATGTCTTTTGAAAAAAGTTGGAAGAGTGCTATGGATAGAAAAGAAACAAAAGGTATAAGCGTATTTCCAGTTTATTTAAATGAAGAGGGATGTACAAGTTTAGAGTTTACTTATATTCCAATTGGACAAAATTTTTTTGAATTTTCTAATTTTGATTTTCCTGCTATTGAAAAGTATAATCCAGAAAATATAAAAGATTTAGTATCATTAGAGAAATTATTAATTATACCAAATGAAGAAACTATAAGAAATTCATTATTAGGAATTAATTATGATGAAGAAAATAATGATGATACTCCAGATGAAATGGAACAATTAGCAAAAGAAGATGGTTATTATGAAGAGGTAGTAAAAAAAGAAGTAGAAGAAAAAGAAGAAATTCAAGAATCTGCTAAAAAGAAGAAAAAATCAGTAGAAAATGAATGTCCTTACGGAACTCAATTTGGAAAAGATTGGGACGAATATGAGCATTGTGATAAATGTGTAAATGAACATCCAGAAGTTTATGAGACTTGTAAAGCTATGTATAAAAATAATAAATAATTAATTATAATAGTTGCTATGTGGCAGAATTGATATACCGATAGTGGATAATGGCAGTTCGACCCTGTCCGTAAAGAGAATCCCACCATGGATTTGGTGCTGTTTACGTAGGTAATCGAATCTTACCATAGCAGCTATTATTTTATTTAAGGGGTTAAATAATGAAAATAAAAGATATATTAGCTATTTATAATCAACAAGGTTTTAAAGAAGATATAATTGATAAATACCAAATTAAAAATAAAGATGAACAAATATCTATTAAAAAAGCTATGCAATTTATAAGAGATGTTTTTGAAGTGGATTTTGTTTTTTATGATAAGTTTATAAGATATGCAAGAAAATATAATTTGTTGATAGAAGAAGACAAGAAGCAAAAAAATTGGAAATTAAAAATAAGTTATGAAAATATATTTAAGTTGATGTTAATTCCTTTATATAAAATATTAAAAGAAAAGGAGAAATAAATGAGCAAAGTTGATGAAGTTATAAATGATGCTATAAATGAACCTAAAAAGAAAAAAGAAAAAAAAGAAATCAGATTATTAACAGGTAATACTATTAGGGATATTATTTTAGGTGGTGGAAATAGAGTATTAGGAGTAAAAATCGGAATAGTATGGAATATGATTGGAGAGCCGTCTGCAGGAAAAACTTTTGAAGCGGATGAATTAATAGCAATAAATAAAAGAATATATAAAGATAAATTAAAGTTTAATTTCGATAATGCAGAAGGTGGGAATGAAGTAGATTGTAAAAAATTATATGGAATAGATATAATTACAGAAAATTCATTAAGAAGTTCTACAGTGGAAGAATTAAATATAAATATAAAGAAATTTCTAAAAACATTAAAAGAAGATGAAATTGGAATTTATGTAGTTGATAGTTTAGATGCCTTAACAAGCAAAGAAGTAGAAGATAGAATAAAAGAAAGGGAAAAAGCAGAAGCAAAAGGGAAAAGTTATGATTCTGGAAGTTATATGATGGGAAAGCAAAAATATTTAAAACAGGAATTTTTTCCAGAAATAAAAATTTTAATTGAAAAATCTAATTGTTTATTAATTATAATATCCCAACAAACTGAAAAAATTGGAATTACTTTTGGTAGTAAAAAAGAACGTGCAGGCGGTAAAGCATTAAGATTTTTTAGTCATATTGAAAGTTGGGCAAAAGAAATAGAAAAAATTAGAATTACAAAAAAAGGGGAAACCAGAACAATAGGAGTAAGGAATAAAACAGAATTTACTAGAACTAGAAATGAAAGACCTTTTAGAAACCATTATAATACTATTTATTTTGATTATGGAATATCAGATATTGATAGTAATTTAGATTTTTTATTTAATTTATTAACTGATGGTGGAAAAGATAAAACTAATTTTAATGTAGAATTTGATAATAATGTTTTTAAAAGTAAAAAAGAATTAATTACTTATATTGAAGATAAAAATTTAGAAGATACGTTAAGAGAAATGGTTATAGAAAAATGGGAGGCGATTGAAGAGTCCGTTAAAATTTATAGGAAAAGGAAGTATTGATGTCTAAAAAAATAAGTATCCGTTCTGCAAAAAATAAAGGCATGTATTTGCAAAAAATGATTGCAAAAAGAATTTGTGATTTATTTAATATAGAATTTAATAATCAAGATGATAATTGTCAAGTAAGATCAAGGACTTGTGGATTAAGTGGAACTGATATAATATTAACAGGCGAAATTTATAAAATATTTCCTTTTGATTGCGAATGTAAATCAGTAGAAAAACCAAGTATAAAAAATTGGATTAAGCAAGCAAAAAGTAATACAAAAGAAAATCGTAACTTTCTATTATTCTGGAAATGTAAAGATTTTAAAAAGCCAGTTGTAGTATTAGATAGTGAAGTTTTTTTTAATTTATTAGAAAAGTTATATAAAAAATAATTATTATATAGTGAGAGGTTAAAAAATGAAAATAACAATTGATAATGTTAAAAAAGAAAATTATGAATGTTTTAATTACCCAAATAGAGAATTTAAAAAAATAGAAATAAATAATATAAAGTATAATAAATTAGGTAAAGATATTAAAATTGAGTTTGATAATGAAAGAGAGGCTGAAAATTTTATTTATGAATTAGTTAATGAAAATTTATGTAAAGAAGAATTTATTAGTTTATTAGAAGGAGAAGGATAAAAATGAGGTTTGTTTTAAAAATATTTACTATTGATTTTACTATAAAGGGAAAATATTTTTTAATTGATTTTATTAGTATAAATAATAAATCATTATTTTATTACTATAATGATGTAGTTATGATTGAATTTCAATTTTTATTTTTTATATATAAAAGAGTTTGCAAATGATCCGAAAAATTGAGTTAAAAAATTTTCAAAGCCATAAAAATTCTATATTAGAATTTACTAATGGAATAAATATAATATCAGGAAGTTCCAATAATGGTAAAAGTTCAATTATTAAGGCAATAAATTTCGTTATCAATAATGAGCCGAAAGGTACTGATATAATAACTTATAATGAAAAAGAATGTAAAGTAAAATTAGAAATAGATGATAATATAATTGAAAAAGTAAAATCAGATAAAGAAAATAAATATATTATAAATAATGTAGAATTAAAATCAATAGGACAATCTATTCCAGAAGAAATAAATAATCTAAATTTTAATGAACTTAATTTACAAATGCAGTTTGATAAATTTTTTCTATTACAAGACAGTCCAGGAGAAGTGGCGAGGATTCTTAATCGTATTATAAATCTTTCTATTATTGATGAGAGTATTAAAAAAATAAAAAGTAAAGTAAATAAAAAGAAAAATGATATTGATTATTTAGAAGCAGATATTTTAAATATAAAAAATAAACTAAATAAATATACTAATTTAGAAGAAATAGAAAATATAATAATTAAATGCGAAAAATTAGAAGATGAAAAAAATATAATTGGAGAGAGAAACAATATATTAAGATTATGGAAAATTGAATTAAAGGAATATAAAGAAAAATTAAGAAAGTATAAAAATATAAATAAGCAAAAAGGTTTATTAAAAAAATTAAAAGTATCAAAGTTAGATTTTGAAAGAATAAATAATAAAATAATACAGTTAAATGATATAAAAAATAATTATAATATTAATATACATGAATTAAATAGTTATAAAGATAATAAAGTAAAATTAGAATTGATTAAAAAGTTAAAAGGTAACATAAATAATTATAATATTTTAGCAGACAAAATAGATTTGTTGAAAGGTTATCAGGATAATAAAAATATGATAAAAGAATTGAATAATAAGATATTTAATATAAATCAACTTAAAAAGAATTTATTACCAAAAGGCAGTTTATGTCCAGTATGCAAAAGAATTTTATGATTTTACTTTACATATTTATAAAAATATAATATTATAATGATAATAAGGATATAAGAAATGGAAAACAAACATACTACTATTGCAATTAAAGATCGTGATTTAATAGCAGAATTAAAGATTAAAGCTATTAAAGAGAAAATTACTTTAAATGAGTTAGTAGAAAGATATTTAAAACAATCCTTATTAAAGGGGTAATATTATGGAAATATTTAAAGATATTCCTAGATATGGGGGATTATATCAGGTTAGTAATTTAGGAAGAGTAAAGAGTTTGAAATTTAATAAAGAAAAAATAATGAAACAATCTTTTTTATTAAAAAATAAAAATTCTTATTTAGTATTAAATTTAAATAAAGACAATAAAAGTAAATCTTGGTTAGTTCATCGTTTAGTATTATTAGCATTTAAAGGATCATCTAATTTAGATGTTAATCATATTAATGGAATAAAATCTGATAATAGATTAGAGAATTTAGAATATTGTACAAGATCAGAAAATATTAAACATGCTATTTATATGGGATTGAGTAGTAATTCTATAAAACAAGCAATTAAGAATTGTGCTCATTATAATAATAAAAGAAAAACTAAAATATTACAATTTGATTTGAACAAAAATTTAATACAAGAATATAATAGTCAATCTTTAGCTAGTAAATTAACGAATATTAGTCAAGGAAATATTTGGTTATGTTTAAATTATAAGCGAAAAAGTGCGGGTGGTTTTATTTGGAGGTATGTATGAAATTATTGTTTTGTTCAGATTTTCATTTAAGAAGTACAAACCCTATTTCAAGATTAGACGACTTTCAACAATTACAAATAGATACTTTAAAATTTATTGCAAAAGTAGCAATAGAAAATAATGCAACTATCATAAATGCAGGTGATATCTTCCATAAATCAAAAGAAGAAAATATGCAGAGTTTAATAAATCAAGTATATGAAATATTTAAAGATATAGATATTTATTTTATAGCTGGAAACCACGATTTATTATATAAGCAAATAGAAAATTTTGATAAATGTAATATTGGATTATTAGATAAATTTGATAATTGGAAACATATACAAGAATTATCTGATCCTTTTATTAGATTTTTTGATTTTGGTGCAGAAATTATTGATAAAGATTATGAAGAATATTTATCAATTTGTGTATTGCATAAATATTGTGAAAAAGATAATTTACCTGATTATATAAATGACGGTATAACTGCAAAATTATTATTAGAAAAATATGGTTATGATGTTTTTGTAGTAGGAGATAATCACAAAAGTTTTATATATGAAAAAGATGGAAGGTTTGTATTTAATACCGGATGTTGTGCAAGACAAAACTTAAATGAAAAAGACTATCAACCTTCCATTATTCTATTTGATACAGAAACTAAAAAATATGAAAAAATATTATTACCAGATCAAAATAAAAACGTTTTTAAAGAGGAAAATTTAACAGAGCAAATTAAAAGGGAAAGTAGAATTGATAGTTTCATAGATATGGTAGGTAAAGGTAAAAAAGTATCTTTTAGTTTTGAATCGAATTTAAAAAATTATTGTAAAGAAAATAATATTAGTGAAGATATTATAAATGAAATTGAGGAGGTTTTATAATGAGTGTATTAGATGAAATAATAAAAAGAAATACAGAAATGAGGTGTGTGTATAGAAAATTATATAAAAAACAAAATAAAAAATATAATAGGGCTTTATCGGATCGTTTTGAAGGTTTTTATGAGGAATCAGATAAAGAATTGAGGAATCGTATTAAAAAATTAAATAAGGAGTTAAATAATGAATCTAAATGAATTACAAGGTAAACTTGAAAATTATGAAAATGAGATTAATGAAGCAGAAAAGAGAAAAAATCAAATTGAAGGTAAGCAGGAAAGTTTATTAGAAAAATTAAAAACAGAATTTCAAATAAATAATATAGATGAAATTGATGAAGTAATAGAAAAAGATAAATTAAAATTGGAAAAACTAGAAACAGAAATAAATGATAATTTATCAGAATTAGAAAGTTATGAAATGGAGTAAGATATGAGTTTAGTTATTGATGAAAAGAGAAATAATGATTCAGATGGCTGGGTAACAACAAGAAGGCAATGTTCTTCTATGGATTCAAATTATTATAAATGTTCTAATTGTAATAAATGGTTATATTGGGGAGAAATCAAAAAATTATTAAAAAAATATAAATTTTGTCCTTATTGTGGAGTTAAACATGAGTCTTGACTTATGTCAAAGATTAGTTACTCGAAGAAAATATAAAGATAATCCATATATTACTCATTATGTTCCATGTAATAGAAAAATAATAGGGTTAATAAAAATCTTTGATTTGAATAATAAAACGCAGGAATTTTTGGTTTGTAGTTATCATAAACAAGAAGTTATAAAATGGTGTAAAAAAAGAAATAAAAATTTTATTTTTGAGAGTATTAAATGCAAATAAAACAATACAGAGAAAAATTTAATAAATTAACTTATGAAAAAGATATAATCAAAAAAGATTTAAAAAGTAAAAATTCTCAATTATTAGAATATAAAAAACAATTTGAGAATTTATTAAAAGCTCAAGAAATAATACAAATAGTAGCACAACAAACTCAAAATGAAATTAAGTTTTTTATTACTGATATAGTTAATTTAGCATTATCTTCTATACCTTTTGAAAATCCCCCTGATAGTTTTGAGATGGAATTTGTACAGAGACGTTCACAAATCGAGTGTGATTTATTCTATATACAGAATGGTTATAAAATAAGCAATGTTTTATTAGGACAAGGCGGTGGAGTTTTGGATGTTACAAGTTTTGCTTTATTGCTATCTTGTTGGAGTTTACAAGATAAGAAAAATAATTGTATAATATTTGATGAGCCTTTTAAAAATGTAAATGATCCTGAGAAACAATTAAATTTAAAATTCTATATAAATGAGATGATAAAAAAAGTATCAAAATTATTAAAACTGCAATTGATAATAATAGGCGATAATGATAATTTTGATGAAATTGCAGATAAATTATTTAAGATGAAAATTAAAAATGGTATAAGTATATGCCAATAACTAAAAATATTATAATAAAAACATGCCCATTTTGTGGTAGATATCCATCAATAAAAATTAGAAAAGGTTTTTATTATATAGAATGTTGTTTTATTAGAAAATTTGGTTATTATAAAACAGATAATAAATTAATAGAAAATTGGAATAATAGAATATATAACTGGAGAATAACTATGTTAAATTATAGAATAAGTCATAATGAAATATCAAGAAAAAAAGATGTAATAAAAGCAAAAAATAAAAATGAAGCTATAAGAATATTTTGTGAAAGATTTAATGTTAAAAATTTAGATATTGAATTATTTGATTGTCAGATAATAACAAATGAAGAGTATGAGGAGGAAAAATCATGGAAATAACAATTATTATATGTATTACTATAATAATTTTATTTGTTATAAATAAAATAAAAATTTAAAGGAGGTTAAATGAAAGTAAAATTATCAAGAGAAAAAATTATTAATAATTTAGGAGGTATTAGAAGTTTATTGCAAAAAGAAAATATTGTTAAATTGAATTATGCAGTAATTAAAATTGAAGAAGTATATTCTAATTTAGCAAAAGAATTTCAAACAGAATTAGAAGTATTAGATAAAAAAAGAATTGCTGTTTGTGAAAAGTATTGTGAAAAAGATGAGAATAATAAACCTATTATTAAAAATAATTCTTATGAAGGATTAAAAGGTAATGAAGAATTTGAAAAAGAAATAAAATTATTAACAGAAGAAAAAGAAAATTATTTAAAAGAAGAAATTGAAATTGAAGGATGGGAAATTAAAGAAGAATGGTTAGATAATAGGATGCAGGGGAATGCTCAAAAAGCTATTATCCCATTTATTGAAAAAGAAGAAAAAGAAATAAAATTAAATTAAGAGGAAATTAGACAGAGTATAAAAGCTCTGTCTTTTTATTTAAGAAAACACTTTATTTTTTTAAATAAAAATAATATAATTAAAATTATGAGGTTAATATGAAAGAACAAATCACTGAAAATTTTGCTTATCTATTATTAGATAATACGTCAGTATATAATTTAATAGAAACTTGGGCAAAACGTGAAATTATTAAAGAATGGAAAGAAAAAGGTTATATAAAACAATCAAGAGAAGAAGAAATAAGGGAAAATATAAAAAATATAGAATGTTCTAAACCATATCAAAATTATTCAGGACATATTTTAAATTATATAACTCAATTAAAAGAATTAATAGAAATGTTAGATAATAAGGATAAGATATATGAAAAATAATATAGAAAAAGAGTTAGAAAATACAGTAGAATTTAATAATACTAAATTTAAAGAAAGGACTTACTATTTAGATAAAAAAGATTTAGAATTAACTTTAAAACAAAGAAAATTTGCATTTTATTATATAATGACTAATGAAAATCATACAAAAGCAGCTAAAATGGCGGGATATTCGGAAAAGGGCATAGATGTAAGGTGTAGTTTATTATTATCGAGTATTAAAATTAGAGAAGCAATTAAAATTGTGATAGAAAATGAGTTAGGAAAAGAAAAAGAAAAATTAGAATATAATATATTTAAAAAGTTAAAAGCAATACTTGAATCTGATATTTTAGATTATGTAGATGAGCAGGGAAATTTAAAAAAGAGATTATCAGATATTCCAAAATATTTGAGACAATGTATAAAAAAGATAGAACCTAAACATTACGGTAGGGATGGAAATATAAGAGTATTAACAGTAGAGTTAATGGGTAAGGAATTTGCAATGAATACATTAATAAAATATATAAATATGATAAGAGAAGAAAAGAATAATGAGAATACTTTAACAGATGACGTTATGAATAATTTAATGAATAAATTAAAAGGGGAATAATAATGACAGATCAGGAATATAAAGAAATAATAAAAAAAGAAAATATTAAATTATTAGAAGAACAGATTAAAAGTCAAAAAAAATATCAAAAAGCGTTAGATATATTTATTGAAGTATTTCCTAAAATTCTTAATGAGAATATTTTGACAGATGAAATTTTGAATAAATTAAAAGGAGAGTGATATGCGTATATTTGATAAAGTACAATTAAAAGAAGATGGAGCAGTATTTTTTATAACCGGAATAGAAGGAACTAAAAGAGACGGAATTCAAAATATTAGAGTTGATAATACTTGGTATAATTTAGTTATGTTTGAAAAGATGTATAATATTATAGAAGGAGATTAGTATATGAATAGATTTAAAATAAAAAGATATAATGAAAGTATTTCTAGTTTAGATAATGATTTAATAGAAAAATTATTAAAAAGATACCCAGAAGGATTTAATGCAAAAGATTCAAAAGAGAGAAAAATAAAATGAATATAGACTGGGATAAAATAAAAAAAGAATGTCCGAAAGGATATAAAAAGTTTATAAATACAAAACATATATTGTTAAAAATTAGTTGTTGGGATTTAAAAGTCCTTTGCTATTGTGATATAGAAAAGTTTTTTGATATCAATATAGGAATAAATAAATTAAATTTTGAGTTTGGTAGTTTACAAAGAAGGTTTATGAATCCTGGTGATGAAGATGCAATTAATATAAAAGAAACACTTAGAGAACAGGCAATATATGAAGCTTTTGAAATATTAGAAAAAGATTTAAATGAATAATGAAGAAGTATTAAATGATATAATAGACAATCCTCATAAGTTGGGAAGATTAATAAATAAAAATAAATTAACTAAAATTCATAGTTATTGGATAAAATATTTATGGTATCCGGTAGAATACTTTACTAAAAATGATAATGAAAATCTAAAAGATATGCTAAACTTTTTTAATAGTTTAGGTAAATGTTATGAAATAAAAAATGATAGGAATAAACTAGAAAGACATTATTTAACAGAAGAAATATTATTAGAATTATTAAAAAATCCAAAAAGATCATTACAAGCTCATAGAGGTTCTTATAAAGATATAGATATTAATGAGCCTGTATTAACGACCACTGGATTTAAAAAACATGGTGATTTAAAAGTTGGAGATAAAGTTTTTTCTCCTACTGGTAAGCCTATAGAAATAGTTGGTGTTTCTGAAATATTTTATAATAATTGTTATAATATTGTTTTTAGTGATAGTCATAGTATTATATGTGGTGAAGGGCATTTATGGGAAGTTGGTGTATTAAAATGGACATCAAGAAAGGAAAATGGAAAAGAAATAAGAACTAGAAAAAGAAAATATATAATTACATCTACTAAAGAACTTAGTGGACATATTCATAAGCCAGATAATAGATTATCTGTTAAATTAAATAAAGCTGTAGAATTTTCTAATAAAGATTTACCTATAAATCCTTATTTATTAGGTGTATGGTTAGGTGACGGGCATTCCGAAGGAGGGAGGCTTACTGGACATAGGGAAGATTACCAAATTATACAAGATATAGAAAAAGATGGAAATGTGGTTAGTTCTATGTTTTATGATAAAAGAAATAAAAATGTTGCTACATATAGAATAAAAAATTTAACAACAGAATTACATAAATTGAATTTACTTAAAAATAAACATATTCCTGAATTATATCATATATCAAGTATCGATCAACGTTCTTTATTATTACAAGGATTAATGGATACAGATGGGTCTTGTAATAAATGTGGAAATGCTATATTTAATACAAAATATGAAAAATTAGCAAAAGATGTTTTACGTTTATCTTATAGTTTGGGATTAGCCCCTAGATTTAATAAATACACATATTTTTATAAATCGTTGGGAAGAGATTATACATATTATAATGTAGCATTTAGGGCTTATAAAAAAGATAAACCTTTTAGATTAAAAAGAAAATTAGATAAATGTTTAGATGGTTCTCGAACATTTAAAGATAAATATATTATATCTGTAGATAAAACCCTCACTATACCAACAAATTGTATAAAAGTAAATAGTGAAGATGGCCTTTATTTAGTTGGGAATGAATTGACAGTAACACACAATACAACCGCTTTATCTCCGATAGGGTCAATAGAGAGATTATTATTTGAACCTAATATTAGAATTTGTTTAGTACAAAAAAACTTTACAAAGGCTAGCTTACTATTACAAACTATTAGACAGGCAATGTTAGTACCGGAAGTACAAGAATTATTTAAAATAGCACATGGATTTTATCCTAAACCAGTTACAAAAAGAGATAATATATTAACATTTAATTTTAAAAAAACTTATACCCCAGAAGGCAATATAAATGCTTATGGGGTTATACAAGATATGACAGGTAAGCACTTTGATTTTATACAAGCTGATGATTTTGTAACTTTGGATGATAAGGTATCAAAAGCAGAGAGAGAAAAAACTAAATTAAGATTAGAAGATATAATGAATAATATTTTAGATCCAGGGAAACAAATTGGATTATCTGGAACGCCTTGGCATAGAGAAGATGCATGGATAATATGTCCATCTACTTTAAAATTTGATATTAATATGTTAGATATATTAACAGAAAAAGAAAAAGAAGAAAAAAAAAGAGAATTAACGTCAGTAAGTTATGCAGCTAATCATGAATTAAGACATATAGCATCAGATAGTCAAATGTTTCAAGAGGCAAATTTTGCAAGATGGGATATATTTATAAAAACAGGAGTATATGGACATTTAGATGCAAAGTATTCAGGGGATCATACAAATGGGTTAACTTTTTTTGCAAAGAAAAAAGATGGTAGAATTCAAGGTATAGGGTTTTGTTTTCATGAGCATATAGATGATAAATTAGATTTTGTATATGATAAATGGTTAAAATATTTTTGTGGAACTTTATATCTTGAAGATAATGCCGATAAAGGCTATCTAGCAAAAGAGTTAGCAAAAAAAGGTGTAAAAGTAGAAACTTATCATGAATCTATGAATAAGCATGTAAAGATTGAAAATTATTTATATCCTAAATGGAATAATATAGATTGGGATATAGATACTGATCCTGAATATATAAGTCAAATATTAGATTATCAACAAGGGGAAGAACCTGATGATTGTTGTGATTCTGCTGCTTCTTTAATACGACAGAAATTTGATAAACTTCATGTAGATATGAGTAGATGGGCGTGGTAAAAAAGTATTATATTTTTTATATAAAAAAGTATTATAATATAGTAAGGAGTTAAAAAAATGAAAGGTAAATATATAGTTGTTAAATTTGAATATGGGGAACAACCTATATTATTTCCCAATGCTATAAAACATAATTCTTTTAAAAAGATGGGTGAAATAATAGCTGCTGGATTTTGGTCAAAAAATAATAATAAATTTAAATGCTGTGGATATTCTGAATCTTTACAAATTAATAGTCGCGATCAAATTGATGCAGATTTAATGGAAGTATTTTTTTCATTAGATATTTGATAAATATTAATAATATTTTTTTAATTATAGAAAGGAGAAAAAAGATGAATCCAGTAAACATTGATAAAGGAAGGTTCAGAAAGTTTGGAAGATATTATAAAGATGCAGGTTGGCATGTAGGGCATGATTTTGATTGTCCTATAGGAACAGAAGTATTTGCAGTTGATGATGGAATAATAATATTTTCAGGGCAAGTAAATGGTTTTGGTTCTATGAATCCGCATAGTCCTGGAGGCGTAATAATAATACAACATGAAAATTATTGTACTTTATATGGACATATAAAGAGAGATTTAAAAAAAGATAGCAAAGTTAAAAAAGGTGATAAAATAGGGGAGGTTGCAGAGTTTAGAAATCAGAATTTTTTATTGCCTCATTTACATTTTGGAAAATATGAAGGTGAAGGATTACCAAAAACAAAATGGGGTTATGTTAAAAAAGAAGATGATGTAAAGAAATGGCTTGATCCTTTAAAATAAAAATTATTTTACTTTATTTATTTTGAAAAATTTATTATAATAATAAATATTATCGTATATTCTATATGGATATATCCCCGAATATTTCGGTATTCGGGATTTTATTTAGATAATTTATTTTGGAGTACAAATGCCAAATTACACAAAGTTTGATCCTAACATTCCTCAGGATATGAAAAAATATAACCAATTAAAAAATGATGCAACAAAAGTTATAAAAGCAATAGAAAAAAAAGATATTATAAATTTAACTCCTTTTAGAGAAAATCCAAAACCAGAAAATAAAAGCAATCGAGCAGATAACTGGTCTAATATAATGACTGGACTAGGCCAAAGATTTGATAAATCCAGATATACCACTTTTTCAGGTTATGAAATACTAGACGATCAAATGCTATCAGAATTATGGGTTTCTGGAGGTTTTGCTCATAAAATTACAGCAGTAAGATGTGATGATATGACTAGACAATGGATCAAAATAGAAAATGATCCTGATAATGACATTATAAATTATATGAAAAATATTGATACAAAATATCATATTAATTTAGGTTTAAAATGGAGGAGTCATTTTGGTGGTGGTATAAATGTATTAGGAATAAATGATGGTGGAAAATTAGAAGAAGAAGTAAATATAAATAAAATAAAAAGTATAGACTGGCTAGAAACTTATGATAGAACAGATTGTTCAATTACAGAATTTCATTATAATAAAGATAAAGGCTCTGCTAATTTTGGGGAGCTAGAATATATAACAATCCAACCACCTTATGGAACCCCTTTTAATGCTCATGTTTCAAGATGTTTAATTTGGAAAGGAATACCAGTACCAAAAAGAATAGAATCAGGCAATTTCTATTTTTGGGGGATGTCTGAATTACAACATGGTTGGAATGAATTAAAAAATTTATGTGCTAGTTTTAATCATATAGTAAAAATACTTTATGAGTTTATTATTGGAAAATATAAAATAGATGGTTTACAAACTTTAATTTCAGAAGGGAAAAAACAACAAGTAGACGAAATATTAGGTATTATAGAATTAGCAAAAAGCACAATTCAAGGCGTTCTATTAGATTCTCAAGATGATTATCAAAGGGATTCTGCAAATGTATCAGGATTATCAGATTTATTAGATAGATATATGATAATGTTAGCGGGCGTTTATGACTATCCGGTAACAAAACTATTCGGAAGATCAGCCGCAGGTGAAAATGCTACAGGTGAAGGTGATTTAAAAAATTACTATGATAGTGTAAAAAGTTATCAAGAAAATTTGATGTCTAAAAATTTAATGAAATTAATAAATTATGTTAATATAGCATTAAAAAATAAAATACAAGAACCTAATATAATTTATAATTCGTTATTTCAATTAACTCAAAAAGAAGAATTGGAATGTAAAAAATTACAGGCAGAACAAGATCAAATATATATTAATACTGGGGTATTAACTCCTGATGAAGTTGCAGAAAATAGGTTTGGTGGTGATAGTTACAGCTATGATACTACTATTGATTTATTAAATAGGGAATCAGAAATGCAAATGGAAAATGAAGAATTAAAAAGACAAATGGAAGAGTTAAAAATGCAACAATTAAATAATAATCAAAATAATAATTTAGAAGAAATAAAAAAATGAATTGTGTAATTTGCAATATAAGAATAGCACAAAAAAATAAAATGATATGTGAACAATGTGAAGATGAAATCTATAAGCTATACGATAAGCAGGATGATAAAAATGCGATCGAAAATAGAGAAATTAAGGGAAGATTATAATTGTAATTTAAATAATATTGATAAATATGATAATTTATGTGGAGATAGACAATCCCAAAATTATATAAAATATTTAGAAAATAAAATTATAAAAAACGATGAAATAAATTTTAAAAGATTTATGCGTTTACAAATTGATGAAATTGAAAAATATAAATGGTGTAAAAGTGAAGAAGCTGGATATGATTTAGGAAATGCTTGCTGTCAAGAATGGGTTGAAAAATTTGCAAAAAGTTTTGCTAAAAAATATTGGAATGAATAAAAAGGAAATCTAATTGAGTTTAGAAACAAAAGAGATTTTTAAACAGCAAATTTTAAATGAAAAATTAAAATCAAAAAGAAAATTAAAAGTTAAAAAATTATCTAATTGGATAATTCCTACTGCTTATTATAGACAATATCGAAAAATAATATTAATTATTCTTAATAAATATATAGCAATTACAGAAAGTATATTTCCATTGTTAGAAAATTGGAATAAAGAAGTTAAAAGTATAAAGAATGATGTTTATATGATGCCTATGTCAAGTTTGGATAGAATCTGGAATACAAAAGAAGAGGATGAGGCTTGGAAATATTTACAAAATGATGCTTGGGAAGAAGAATTAGAAAATATAAATGTAAATGAATATGAAAAAGTATTTGAAGAAGAAAAAGATAGTTTAAAAAGAACTTTATTGAGTATGGGAGTTTTAATTTCTCTATTTAATAGAAATCAATGGACAAAAATAGTAAATCAGCAATTTAATTTTGAACCTTTTATTTATGAAAAATGGGAAAATTCTATTTTAAATTTTTGGGTAAATAGAAATGTTAATCTGATTAAAGGATTAACGGATGAATATAGAAAAAAAATAGTTGATACTATATTATCAGAAAATGCAAAAGGTTTATCAGTATCAGAATTACAGACTAAATTAAAAAGTATAAATAAAACATTTTCAGATTATAGAACAAATCTAATTGCAAAAGATCAGATAAATAAAATAAATAATCAATTAGCAGAACAAAGAATGAGAGATGCCGGCATAGAAACTTATATATGGATTACAAGTAAAGATGAAAGAGTACGGCCTTCTCATGCAGTTATGGAAAATAAATTATGTAGATTAGATGATCCTTCTTTATATTCAGATGATAATGGTAGAACTTGGAAAAGTAGAAGTTCGATAGGTGGAGTTCAATTACCTCCTGGAGAAGATATTAATTGTAGGTGTACTTCTTATGCTAATTTTGAATCATTAGTAAATGAAATAAATAAAACTTCTGAAAATATTTTAGGATAAAAAAGTATTATAATAAAGTAAGGAGTTAAAAAAATGAAAATGAAAATTGATAAAGATATTTTTATAGCTTATGAGAAAATAAAAAAAATTTATAAAATATGTAGAAAAAATTGCATTGTTGGAATACAAAGAAAAGAATTAGAAAAACTATTTATTAAAGATTTATTTTTATTATATGTTTTAAGTTTATTTTATTATGATAAAACTTCAATTTGTTTTTCTGAATTTATACATATTTTTAAAGTTATTTTTCGGATGCGTTATCCTGAATTAGAATGGTATGGAGCAATTTTTGATTGGAAAAAAAGAATAATAAATTTTAGAAGTGAAATAAATTTAAAATTAATATAAGGAATATAATATGAAATTTAATTGTTCTAAATGCAAAATAAAAATTATTTTAGAAGAGCAAAAAGTAGAATATAAAAAAAGAAAAAGATTTATTAGATGTCCTAAATGTAATATGAAATATGAAGTATTTAAAATGGCTTCTGGATATAAAAGAATGGAAGATGGAAGTTTGAGGAAAATAATAAAATGAAATATTTTATAGCTTATAAATACCACAGAATAGAAGAAACATTTAATGAGAAAAATGAAAAGGTTGTAAAGCAATGGGATAGTTATAGTTCAGATGCTTTAAATTTAGATTTTGAAATTAAAAGTTTAGAAGATGTTCAAAGAGCAGAAAAATATTTGTATGATTTATTAAATAAAGAAGTAATAGAAACTCAAAAAGTTACTGCTTTATTATTACTTAGTTTTCAAAAATTGGAAAGTTAAATGATAAAAAAATATAAACATAAAAAATGTGATTTAATAGTATCAGCAGAAAAGTTTAAAAAAGGAATGGAAGATAGGATAGAAGTTAGAAAATTTTTAGGTTTTAAACTTAAAAAATATATAGTATTAATTACTTACCCTATTTTAGATTGGATTCAAGTAAATAAAAATGATATGATAGTTACAAAAGAAAATGAAAAAAGAGTTTTTAAAATGGTTTATCCTAAAAAAGATTTTAAAAATTTATTTAAGAAAATAAAGGAGTAATAGATGAAAATAACGGATAAAGCATTAAGCATATTATCAGACGTTCACATTGAATTAACTGAAGCTATAGTAAAGTTTGATACTTTTAATAGTTTTCATGAAGGTTATGCAATATTAAAAGAAGAAGTTGATGAATTATGGGAGGAAATAAAAAATAAAAAACAAAGTAAAAATAAAATTCGGATAGAAGCAATTCAAGTTGCTGCTATGGCAATAAGATTAATTTATGATTTAATTAAGGAGTAAAAAATGAAAAATTTAATTAAAATAATAAAAAAATTTTTTAAAATGATATGGATAGAAATAAAAAAAATAAAAGAAATAATTGATATATTAACAAATTTTGATAATTGGAGGTATTAATTGCAAAAAAAAGAAATATCAAAAATATTAAATACAAAAAATAAAGTTATATCTAAAAGAAATTATAAAAAAAGAAAATTTAAATTAAAATTAAATTATTTAATACCTTTTGGTATTAGTGCTTTTATTATTTTATGCATTTTAATATTTGTTTTAATATTTATTAAAATAAATTTAAATAATTATAATAATTTAGAAAAGCAAATACAAATATTAAAAAAATCTAACTTATTGCAAGTAGAAATTAGAGATTTTATATCTAATAATATAAAAATGTTAAAAAATTCTAAAATGACAGACGAAAGAAAAATACAATTTTTAGGTTTAATATTTTCAAAAAGTTTAGAGTATAGAGATAAATTTTATTTAAAACCGGATTTTACTTTATATCATATAAAACAAGAAAGTAATTTTGATGAAGAAGCATTAGGAAAAGTAGGAGAAAAAGGATTATATCAATTTCATCCGTTAAAAGTAAAAGAAGCATGTAGGTTATATAAATTAACAGAAGATCAATTTACTAAAAGTTTAGAATTTCAAACTGATTATTATTTTTATTTAATGACTACTTATTTAGAATTTTACAAAGGTGATATGGATAAAGCATTACTTTGTTATAATTGTGGGGAATCTATTATAGAAGCTTTTAATAATAATATAGAGTATCTAAAAAAAGTGGTTTATTTAGATAATAATAGAAAAATTTATTCAGATACTATAATAAATAACTATAAGGAGAGTATTAAATGATTGATAAAAATACAGAAGAAGAAATACTAAAAGAAATTAGAAAAGTTAGTTTTGGAGAAATTACTATTAAGATTAATAGAAAAAAATCTTATGTAGATATTAAAACAGAAAAAAATAAAAGAATTATAACAGAAAGGCCTTTTATAAAATTTGAACATGATAAATTAAATATAAATCATGAAGGATAAAATATGAATAATAAAAGGAAATGCAGCATGAAAAATACAGCAGGGGATGATGATTATGTATTATTTCAATGTTCAAATTGTGATTGTTTACAATTAGTACGTATAATTGAATATACAAATAATTTTAGATGTCCAAAATGTGGTATTTTTTTAATAGATTTTATATAAGGAAAAATTTATGAAATTAATTTATATTGCCGGTAAATATACTGGCAAAACTTTTAGTGAAATTGATGATAATATTAAAAAAGCAGAAGCAGTTGCAATTGAATTAGTAGCAAAGAGAGGCAAACAAGGATTTTATCCAGTAACGCCGCATTTAAACACAGCTCATTTTGAAATTTATGAGGCTTGTTTAGATGGAATTAATTATAATTATTGGTTAGAAGGTACTGCAGAAATGTTAAAAAGATGTGATGGTATTTTAATGATGGAGAATTGGAGAGATTCACGTGGTGCAATAAAAGAAAAAAATTTAGCATGGGAATTAGATATACCAGTTTATTTAAATATAGAGGAAATAAAGGAGTAAAATATGGCATGGGAGAATGCTTGGAGTTGGGATTTTATTCAAAAAATGAAAAACAGGATAATGACTTCTAATAGTAAATATGGGGATTTAAAAAAGACTAAAAGCAACGTATTAACTAATAGTCGTGATGAATTAAAAAATGCAGAATATAGAATTAGTTTATATAAAAAAACAGGTAATGCAGAATATTTAGTTGATGCAGCAAATTTTTTAATGTTTGAATTTAAAGAAATGATAGGGGATTTTATTGCTACTGATAATGATAAGAATTCTAAATTGGTATAAGGAATAAAAAATGAAGAAAAAAAATACTCTGGGAAAATGGTTAGGATTAATTATATTATTTTATTTATTAATTTCTCTTTCTATTGATAGATTTATAATTATTTTTAAACCTGAAATAAACATTGAATTTTTGTATAAATTAGATTTGATTATATTTGGAGTGTTTAGTATTGTATGGGGTGCTGTATTTGGATCAGGAGCAATAAAAAAATATAAAGGAGGAATAAATGATACAAAAGATTAAGAATATAAGCATAATAGCATTAATTATTTTAATATTATGTTCAATAGCTTTTATTTTTTGTTATAGAATATATAAAAATAAAAAAATACAAGAATTAAATAGTAAACAAAAAATATTAAATGATAAACAAATAGAATTAAATAAAGAATTAGAAGAATTAAAAAAAATAAAATCAAAAACAGTAAAAGAATTTATATATTTAAAAGATAATAAAAAAATAAAAGAATATGAAAAAGTATTAAAACAAAAAGATGATGCAATTAAATTAGCAGAAAAATATAAAGATCAATCTGAAAAATATAAAAAGCAGTATGAAGAAGCAATTAAATTAGCAAGCAATGAAATTAAATGGGGAATAGATTTATTAGCATTCGGAGGAATAAATTCTGAATTTTGTCCAGAAATATATGCAGGTGCTACTATAAATAAATATTTTAATTTAAAATTATTAACTTTAGGATTAGGTATTGGTGGATATACTAAAATAATGACTATTAGAAATAATAACTCAATTATGTTTGATGGCGGAGGTATTATTTTACAAATAAAGTTTTTATTTTAAAAATAATAAGGAGGTAAAAATGAATAGATTATTAGAAGAAATTGTTGCTTATGAAATGGGAATAGATATAGAAATATTAAGAGAAATGAAAAGAACAAATATAGAAAATTATATAAATTTATTAAAAGAAAATTAATATTTTACTTTATTTATTTTAAAATATATATTATAATAAATAATAAGCTCCTTTTAATATATATTTTTTTAAAAATTATTAACAACAAATAAGATTGTTAATAATGATGTCAGGTGTTTCATAATTTATGAGCCGACATTGAATCTACATAAAAAATTGTAGGTTTGATGCCGGCTTTTTTATTTGTTTAAGGAAGTAGAAAATTGGAAATTATAAAAAATATTTTATATAAAATTATACCAGTTAAAACATGGATAGGATTTTTAAATTTCTTTTTAATACAATGGTTTTTTATTCGTTTTTTAAGAAATGAAAAATATCAAATAATAGGAATTTTATATTTTGTTTTACCATTGACTGGTTGGTGGTTTTCTTATTATCCTCAAAAATTTAAAACTTATACATGGAGTAAATAATTATGCCTATTAAAAAATGTACAGAAAATGGTCAAGAGGGATGGTCTTGGGGAAATGGTAAATGCTTTATTGGTAAGAATGCAAAAAAAGAAGCAATTAAACAAGCAATAGCAATTGGTAAAGGTAAATTCCCAGAAGATATAGATGATAGTATAAAAGATATGGTAGAAGAATTAGAAAAAGAATATGAAGATGTTTGTAAAAATAAAAAAGATGAATCTGATATAATTTATGATTCAGAAAAAAAAGTAATAGGGTTTATCCCTCCTCCTTATCCTGCCAATATGCCAAAAGAAGCAGTCACAATATTAATACATACATACGCAAATATTAGAAAACAATGGGTAAAAGAACATCCTAATGATCCGGAAAATAAAGAAAATAAAATTAAAGCTGCTTCCATTGCTTGGAATGCAGTAAAAGAAGCAGGATATAAAAAAAATAAAGAAGGTAAATGGAGTAAAGATTCAATAAAAATTGATTCTAATTGGGAATATGAAGCTATTATAAAAAATAAAGTTGATAAAATAGATTCTGTTAATAGATTTGATGTATTTGAATTAACAGAAGACAATATGGTAGAGCCTTTTAGAAAAACTCCAGAAGGATATCTTAGAGGTAGAGCAATAGTAACTAATACAGGTATTTTTAATTATATCCAATCAGATGGTTCTATATTAAGAGAATTAAGAACTCCAGAAGATATAGGGAATCAAGAAACTTTAGATAGTCTTATAATGCAAGTAATGACAGATAATCATCCAAAAGGAGATATTGCTCCAAATGGTTCTGTAAATGCAGATAATGCTAAAGAATTACAGGTAGGTTTTACAGGGGAGAATGTAAGATTTGATGGTATGACAACTTCTATTCCAATTACTATTACCGATGGAAAGACAATAGAGAAAATTGAGAAAGAAGGCAAAATTGCATTAAGTTGTGGTTATGTTGCTGATCTTGAAATGCGATCAGGTTTTGCTTATGGTAATAATCAATATGATGCAGTTCAAAAAAATATAAAATATAATCATATAGCAATAGTTGATAGGGGTAGAGCAGGAGATTTAGCAAAACTTAAATTAAGAATGGATAGCAATGATGCTGTTTATATAAATTCCGATGTATTCGGAGATAATAATACTCAGCCTAAAAAGGAGAATAAAACAATGGCAAAAATTAGATTGAATGATAATGTTGAATTTGAAGTAGACAAAAGAGTTGAAGACGAATTTAATACTATCAAAAAGACAAATGAAGATTTAGATAAATCATTAAAAGTCAAAAATGACGAATTATCTACACTTCAAGGCAAATATGATTCTTTGGTTGCTGATAATGCAAAACTAAAAGAAGACAAAGAAAAACTTGAAAAAGAAATTCCTATAAAAATTGACAACGCTGTAAAAGATAGAATTACTATTGTAGATACGGCAGTAAAATTCGGACTTGAAATCAAAGAAGATATGAATAACTTAGATATTAAAAAAGAAGTTATTAAAAAAGCATACGCAGATATGAATTTAGAAGATAAAGATGAAAATTATATTAGTTCTGTATTTGATGCGGCAATAATCACTTTAAATAAAAGTGTAGTTGCAGATAATAAAGAAAAAATATTAAATATTCAACCTTCTAAAACAGATAAAGTTGATGCAGATGAATTAAGAAATAGACGTATAAAGAACGCTTGGAAACTTGATTCAGAACAAGGAAAAAAATATCGTGAAGGTATAATTGATGAAGATATGAAAAAAATTTTAGATGAGGAGGTAAAATAATATGGCAGGACAATATGATACAATTGAAGCTGCAGTAGCAGGTCTTATTGCAGAAGGTATACAGGAAGATTTGAAAATTGACGGTGATAGAGCTTGTCAAGATTCTAACGGTATAGCATTTGGGGATCCAGTAATGGGTTATATAGGAGATGATGAAGAGTGTTATCCAATTATATTAGATACTGCAAAAATAGTATTTGATGCAGATTTTGATGGCACTGATGCATTATCAGTAACAGTTAACGAGGTAGAAACAGCAACAGTTACATATGCTTCAAGTCATGCAAATACAATGAATTTGTTAATTGCAGCAATTGGAGCATTAACAGATGTAGATGTATATGAAGCAGATGCGACAGAAGATTCTGATAATAGAACGCTATATATTAGAACAAAAGCTTCTACTATTACAGTAAGCGTAACTGAAAAAGTTGCTACAATTCCAAATGCTGCTATTACTTATGAAACAGATCAAGTATTTTTGGGAATAGCTGCTTTTAGTCAGAAAAATCTAAGTACAGCAGGTTCGGCAAAATACGAACAATACGAAAATCCGAATATAGTAAGTAAGGGTGTTATTTGGGCATTAAGTACAGGTACAATTTCAGACTTACAGGCATTGTATATGTCTGTTACTTCTGGAGCTACTCTTGGAAGACAAACTGCAACAGCAGGAAAAACAGTAGCAACAAAAGCAAGAAGTAATAATACTACTGTACAAACTTCTACTACTATTACAAAGATTGAAGTTAATGGTAGATACAAACCATATTCAGAAAAGACTTGGGCATAAGGAGGAAAAATAGATGAGTGATAAAATAATTATAGATGGAATAGAAGTCGATAAAATGACTTTTGATAGAGTTAATAATTCTGGTATATTACAAGATGCTGGTGAATCTGCATTTTTTGTAAGAGAGTTGGAATATATTAAAGCTAAAAGTTATGATACAAAACAAAGAACATTAAAATATGCTACTTTGTTTCCTATAAGTTCTGAAGTTGATCCAGGTGCAGAAACAATAACTTATAGAAGATATACACAGGTTGGTACTGCTGCAATAGTTTCAGACTATGCGCAGAACTCTCCAAGAGCAGATGTGTATGGAGAAGAGTTTACTTCAAAGATTTATACTGTTTCTAATTCTTTTGGTTATTCAAGACAGGAAATTAGAAGATCAAGAATGTCAGGTAAAAATTTAGAAGTTAGAAAAGCAAATTCAGCAAAACGTGGTTATGAAAAAGAAGTTAATAGTATAGCTTTATCTGGAGATGCAGCACATAGCATTGATGGTTTTATAGATTATCCTGGAACTACACAATATGTAGTACCAAATGGAGCAGCAGGAAGCCAAACATGGGTAACAAAAACTCCAGATGAAATAATCAAAGATGTAAAAGGTATGTTGTTAGCAGTAACAGATACTACTAATGGAATTGAAGAGCCGGATACATTATTGCTTCCTTATGTACAGTATATGGATATAGCAACTAGACGTGTAACTGATGGAGATTCTAAAACAGTTTTATCTTATATCAAAGATAATTTCCCAATGATTAAAATTGTTGAGTGGTTAACAGAGTTAAATACAGCAGGCGTAGGCGCAACAGCAAAAATGATAATGTATTCTAAAAATCCAGATTCATTAACATTAGAAATTCCTATGATGTATACTCAATTACCACCTCAAATAAAAGGATTGGGATTTGATATAATGACCGAAGCAAGAATTGGTGGAATAATTGTATATTATCCACTTTCTATATCCTACGGTTACGGAATTTAATTTAAAATAAATAATAAGCGGGTAATAATTTATTTATCCGCTATTAAATAAAAAATAGGAGAAGCGTAATGATTATTAAAAACAACGATGAAAGATTAATAGTAATAGAAGGCTTTCGATTATTACCAGGGTGTAATGATGTAGATCAAAAAGAATGGGAGAATTTATTCAAATTGAGAAAAGTGAATGATAGTGAAGTAAAAGTTAAATTATATGATATTGATAAATTACCAAAAGGTATTCAAGTAATATCAATTAAAAAAGATGATAAGGAACTTTTTGAATTTGCAGAACTTCCTGAAAAAGAAAGAAGAAATATTATAGATAATACTTATAATATTAAAACTTTAGAAAAATGGATAATGGAAGAGCCGGAAAATTCTTTGAAGTATATTATGGAAAAAAGAATTGACGGAATAAAGAAAAACGAAATAACGGATGTTAAAACATACGGCAAACCTAATGGTCATGTATAAGGAAAAATAAATGAGTTTAAGCGTTGCTCAAATTATCGATACTATTGCGTCCCAGTTTTCAGCAGATAGCAGATTAACAAATATGATAACAATTGCTACTCAAAGAACTTCTGAAAGTGCATTTGGAGTAAATTTTTCATATGCTGTGGCATTAAGAACTGCACACATGTTAACTTTAGCAGATATGAACTCCGGTGGTGTAACTTCTGGATTAGGTGGAGCAGTAGGAGCAATAACACAAAAAAGTGAGGGTAACACTTCTATAAGTTTTGGGAATTTATCCTCCTTAACAGGTACTACAGGGAAAAAAGCTGGAGATTTAGCATTGACAAGATACGGTTTAGAATTATTAGGATTAATAACAGGAAACATTGTCGGGTTTAGCGTGGCTAATTACAATAATGTAGAAATAAATATAAATAATGAAGAGGAGGAATAAATGGGAATTAATAAAAATAACGCTATTATTGGTACATTTGAGCTTGATGCAGATACAAATTATCAAACATGGCAAGATTTAGATTTATCAGCATATACAAGTAATAAATTAGGAAAATGTTTATTATATTGCGAAATATTAAGTGGAGATGAAGCAGAACCATCTGAAATAGTTAATTTAAAATTTCGTCCAAAAGGCGAAAATGTAAAACCACAACAAGTTGGTTTTAGTTATGGTGAAGAAATAGGCGTTGTAGAATGTTGGACTGATGATGATGGTGTTTTACAATGGTATTCTGATTATGGTTGGCCAGCAGCCATAAAAACAGTAACAATTCAAATTAAAATTATGATTAATATAAATTAAAATAAAGGAGGAATAAAAATGCCAGATGGAATAGAAAATAAAGTTGCATATTTAAATGGTGCAAAAATTGGTGATATATACGGAGATGATTATATTGAAATAAGTAATGCTGGAGTATTAAGTTTTCATGGAACAGCTCATATTTCAGATGAATCAGAAACTTCTGATGTATTTGAATCAATTTTAGTAGGAAGTGATACTACAACTGAAAATGTAAAAGCAATAGATATTAATGAAACAGTAACAGATTTGACAAAAGGAGCAAGACAGGGAGCTATTTACATAAATAGAAATCGTCCTGCAACTTCAATAATGACAACATCAGACGGGAATCCTGATTGTGCTATAAAAGTACAAATATATAATAGATCGGCAAGTGAAGATTATTGTAGAACAAGAGGTATTGAAGTTACTGCTGAATGTAGGGATACGGGAGCAGGAAGTTTTTATCTTGAAGGTGGAGTTTTTGCAGTAAAAAATAGAAGTGGCACGACAATGAATGATAGCGGTAGTATGACTGCATTAAGAGCAGAAACTAACCATAATGCAACCGGTACTTGTGAGGTAGTAGCATTGAATATAAATGATATTACTCAAAGTTCTACTGCAAGTGCTTTATATGGAATTAAGGTAACTACTGGAAATTATGCAATCACAAGAACAAGTGTATTACATGTAAGTTCTACTGCTGGAAGTTGGACAAATATAATTCAATTAGCAGATGACAATCATACTAATTTGATTGATGCAGACGTCGAAGGAGGTTGTGTAGGAGCAACCAGAGCAACTCCTAATCAAACAGCAACATGTGATGGTAGTTTAGTAGTAATAATTGGAGCAAAAACACTTTTAATTCCTTTATATAATGCAGTAACAATTTCATAAAATTAAAGGAGAAATAAAAAATGAAAAAAATTAACTTAGATAATTACAGAGTTAATGTAAACACAAAAGATGGTCAAGTTTCTGTTGACTATGATGTAAAAGGCTCAATTAAGAATATCTTATTTGATGTAAGACAACAATTATCTGCTGTTCAATTATTTGAAGTAATGGATATTTGGAAGAAAATTAAAGATGAAAAAGAAATAGTTATTTTAGAAGAAGCAGAATATAAAATTATAAGAAAAAGTATTGATGCTTTTAAAGGTTATACAGAAAATGATTATGAGTTTGTTAAGAGAATAACAGAAGCAGAAAATTTTGAAATAAAAAAAGAAAGTTAATTTTATTTTAGGCTCTTATTAAGTTAAGAGCCTTTTATTAAGTTAATTAAAAAGGAGAATATAAAATGGCAGTAGAATATATGACAGCGGTTGATCCTTATAATACTCAAAAAGATATAATAGGGTATGAATATGATTCTGGAGATGTAGCAGCCGCAGGTAATGGAAATTGGATAATAATTCCCGATAACATTAGATCAGTAAATGCTGTATTAAAAATAACAGCAGGAGAAGGTAAACTACAAACTACTAAAAATAAAATAGCTGATGTAATTGCAGGTACTGATATTGTAGCGATTGATTGGAAATTAGGTTCTGTTATAGCAACAGCAGAAGATGAACATACAGGAAGAGTAACAGCAATTAGAATGGTAAATATAAGTGGAACTACAAGAATGTTATTAAATGCATAAGGAATAAAATATGAGTTGGCAAGAAGAAATAAAATCGCCTAGTAAAATTGCTCCAACATTAGATAATGCGAAAAGAATTACTGCAGCGGATGGTTCATGGGTATTAGGAAATGCAGTAAAAATAATGGATGCGAATACTTCTGATAAAGATTTTATAATTAATTCTATATCAATAGAATATTGCGATATTTTTGATGGATTTATTGGAGATTTTTAATGATATTACCTGAAGATTTTTATGGTTTAGCGTTTGAAATAGTATTATATGGCGATGCAGGATGTACAATAGAATTAGGAAGAACAAGAACTTCATTAAATATTAATCCTATGGTTGGAGGTTTTGTTGGTGGAATTACTGTACCAATAGATACATTGAAAATTCCAAAAGAATATCCGGTATATGCGAAAATAGCATGTAGTGATGGTTATTATAGTTTGGATATTGCATTAAAATATAAGGCGGTATAAATGCGAAATTTTAGAATTACAAATAATAAATGGTATGGATTAGCAGCAACTCCAGATGCAGAAATTCATAGAGCAGATCGAATGGCAGATGAAATTGCCCCTTTTGCATTAGTAACAGGAAGTAAAGAATTTGGTAATTGGGTTCAAATAATAGGAAGTACAGATACTCCTTTAATTGCGGATAAAACATTATTTGATTTAAATCAGTTTTTGATAACAGTAGTAGATAGTACAAGTCCTTATGTTATACAAATAGTTACAGGAGAATCGGCTGGAATAGAAGCAAAACTTCAAGCAGAAACTTTTGATGAATTTGTTTTTATTTCAACTTCTGTTGGAAATGATGGCGGGGTAGTAGAATTAAAAAGACCTAAAATCGTATCAGGCACAAAAGTATGGGCAAGGGCTTGTTGTATAGATCAAAGTGCGAAAAATATAAGTTTTTATTTTGGAATTCAAGAGTCAAATATATAGGAGTAATATATGGCATGGCAAGAAAATAATTCAAGTATTAGAAGTTCATTTACTTATTTAGATGCTGGTAGTGAACAAACTATTTTTGAGATAACAAATTCCAATAAAACATATATCAGTCAAATTATGTTAGATATGAATAATATTACAAAAGACGGGGAAATAAAATTGTATTCTAAAATTGACGGAACTAACTATAGAGAAGTTGCAATTTACGGGTTTACATTCTTGACTGACAGTAAAGGACTTTTAGTTAGTTTAAAAATTCCAATCAATAATGATTTTAAAATAACTTATGCAGAAGATAGTGATGAAGGTGATGATAGAATAATTTCTTATAATTATGTACTGGAGGACTAAATGATTTTAATCGGTGAAATTGATAGAATATACACAAAATTAATAAATAAAAATTCCTTATTTGGTATGACTCAAAGAGTATCAGGATTAAATTCTGAAAGTGATATACATATTACGGCAGATACAGAAACCATAGCACTGAATTTATTTACATTTGAAGGGACTATTGAATTATTAAATCTTTGGGCAGAAGTTACGGCATTGATTGATTGTACTAATATGACGAATGTTTATTTTGATGTTTGGGATGGTACTAATTCAAAAGTATTATCTAAAACAGGTGCTGATTTTTCAGGAATGATATTAGGTAGTTTTTTTATAAAATCTGAAACAATAGATAATGAATTATTATTACATATTGCCTCAGAAAATAGAGTAACAGAGCCTACTGCAAAAAAGAGTGCACAAACTGTTCTGATTACAGCAAAAAACGGCGTTACTAATTATTTACGATTAAACTTTACGACAAATACTACTTTGGATTTGACATTAAAATTATTTTTAGAATATAAATTATTAAACGGCAGTAATTTGGAATTAGTATGAGCTTAACACAAAAAGATATTGATAGAGGTTGGAAAAAAATAGTAGAAAATCATAAAAATATAAAAAAATTAAATATAAAAGTAGGTTTATTTGGTGAAGGAGATAGTCCAGAAAATAATGTTGCTTATAGGGGATTAATACATCAAGAACCTTCATCTAGTTCAAAAATGCCCCGAAGACCTTTTATGAGTAATGCATTTGATAAGAATGAATCTAATATAAAAGGTTTTATTGATAATGAATATAGAAAAGTAATTGATAATAAGCAAAATTTAAAAAAAATGATTGATAGGATTGGAGTAAAACACGAAGGTGATATGAAAAAATCTTTTACACAGTTTGATTATATTGCAAATAAAGATGCAACAATACAAAAGAAGGGAAGTTCAAGACCTTTAATTGCAAGTGCAGTAATGAGAAATAGTATTAAATATAAGGTGGTAAGTAAATAATGGTATTGTTTGGAAGTGCACATACTATTAAAAGACGAGTAGCAGAAGGTTATTATGATAATTCTGGAAATTATGTTACTGGAAGTTTAGCTGATGATTTTATAGTAACAGCAGATTGTCAAGCATTAACCGCAAAAGAATTAGAAAGTTTAAATATAGGGAGAGATAATTTAGGAAAAATTAAAATATTTTGTGATACTGAATTAATAGTAGCAATTCCAGGAACGGATGGAATTGAATTACAAAACGGTGATAGAATAGTTTATTTAACAGAGGAATATGAAATTATACAAAGATTAAAATTTGGTAATTTGATACCTCACTATGAATATATAGCTGAAAGAAGGGAAGCATGACAACTACACAAATTTATACAATATTATTAACATGGATTCGTAATGTATTAGAGCCTTCTTTGGGAATAGATGATACTCCCACTATTCCAATTATAAGAGGAGAACAATCAGCCCCAAAACCTAAAAAAGAATATATAGTTATTCATCAACCAATGACAGTACAAGAATATGCAAGCGGTAATGAAAGTAAAGCAAGAAAAGTAATAGATGATGAAGGTACAGAAGATGAAGTAATTCATGGTTATATAGATTTTGCAAAACATTACCAAGCTACTATTAGTTTGGAAGAAGTAGGTTTTACAGATAATGGGGATAATTTAAGAACTTTAAAAAATAGTTTAAGGATGCAAGATATAAAAGATTATTTTAGAAGTTCAAAAGTTAGTATATTAAGAACGGAAACCATAACTCCAATTCCACAAATAATAGAAAATATATGGGAATTAAGAAGTACAATGGATTTAATAATACTATTTCCAGATGAAGGTACTTATGATCCAGGATTTATTGAAACTGTGGAATTTGAAGGAGTTTATAATAATTAAAAATAATAGGAGGAATAAATTATGTCAGCATTATCAGATATTATACAATTAACAATTAGTAGAGAAACACAATCTATTGCAAGAGCAAGTTTTGGAACTCCTGCAATAATTTCAGAATTTGCAACTGATAAAACTTCGCCTGTTTTTGATAGGTATGTAGAATATGCAAGTTTAGCGGAAATGTTAGCAGAAGGTTGGTCGAGTACAGATAAGGAATATTTAAGAGCAGGTAAAATTTTCAGTCAAAATCCAAAACCAGATAAAGTTGTAATAGGTAGAAAAAAACCAGAAACAGAAACTTCAGAAACTTGGACAGAAGCATTAACAGCAATTCAAGTAGCAACTCAGGATTGGTATGCATTTACTATTAATCCAACAGGAAAAGCAACAATAACTTTAAATGAAGCATTTGTAGGAAGTAATAGTATAGTAGTAACAGTGAATGAAGTGGCTTGTGATGCAGTAGTATTTTCTGGCGATCAAGAGACTACAATGGGATTATTAAAAACAGAAATAGAAGGACAAGTGGGATTAACGGATACAATAGTAACAATTGGTGCAACCCCATTCTTAACAATGACAATTGAATTAGAATCAGGAGATGTAACTTTTGTAAGTGTTGTAACAACTGGAGGTATTAGTCAACCTATTGCAACTATAAGTTATACAGAACAAGATGATATTTTAGAGATAGCTGCATGGGCAGAAACACAAAAGAAGATATTTTTTCATACTGATAATGATGCAGTTATACCAACTTCTGGGACTTCTGATTTAGCTTATCAACTAAAAGCATTAAATTATGATAGAACGGCAATTGCTTATCATTCTGGATTAGTAAGTGCAGATCAATTTTTAATGGAAGCATGGATGGGAAAAATGTTACCAAAAGACCCAGGTTCAGCAACTTGGATGTTTAAAAATCTTTCAGGAATTACAGCAGTTGGAATGACTTCTGCGCAAAGAACATACGCTTTAAATAAAAATTGTAATATTTATACAACAACAGCAGGAGTAAATATAACTGAAAGAGGTCAAGTCGTTTCAGGGGAATATATTGATATTATAAGAGGTATAGATTGGTTAGAAGCAACTATACAAGAAACCATATATTCAGAACTAATAAATACAGATAAAATTCCTTATACGAATGAAGGTATAGGAATAGTAGAAGGTTTATTAAAAAAAGCATTAGATGAAGCAGTAAGAGCAGGGGTATTAGCAAGTTATGTAGTAACTGTCCCGTTAATAGCAGATATTTCAGATCAGGATAAAATTGATAGGATTTTACCTGATATAGAATTTACTGGAATTCTTGCAGGTGCAATTCATAAAATAGAAATAGCTGGAACAGTAACAGTATAAATAAAAGGAGGAAATAATTATGGCTAGTGATGGAATATTAAAAACCTATGATGCAAAAGGATGTGCTATCACATTAGACGGTATTATAGTAATGGATTTTGCAGATGGTGAATTTATTCAAGTTTCTGGAATGTCAGATAATTTTGAATTTGTACAAGGTGCAGACGGTTCGGAAAATAGAAGTAATAAAAATATAACAGGTTGCGATGTTAATATTATAATAAGTCAAACTTCATCTACAAATAATTTATTTTCGGTAAAACATGCAATAGATAAATTAACAAATGCCGGAAAAGGGGCATTTTTGTTTAAAGATATTAATGGAACTTCCAGAGTAGGGAGTGGGCAAGCATACATTGTAGGTTATGCAGATATGAATGATGGAAATTCTTTAGGTACAAGAACTTGGAAAATTAGATGTCCACAAGCAGATATTAATGTAGGTGGTAATTTATAAATTAAAATCTTCTAATATTTTTTAGGAGATATATTTTAACATAGGAGGATTATAGTGGAATTAAAAACTATAACAAAAGAAATTGATGGAATTAAGTTTTTTATAAATCAATTCCCAGCACGTAAAGCATTAAGATTAGAAAAAAGAACAATTACATACTTAGCTCCAATGCTGTCTATACTAGAAGGATTAAAAAGTTTAGATAGTGAAATTGATTTTAGTAAGATCATCAAAGGGGTGCAGGAAACGTTATCGAATATTGACGAATCAGCATTGGAGTCTTTTATTTCAGAAATGTTTGAATTAGTTTCATGTGAAATAAATTTAAGTGGAAAATTAACTAATTTTATTTTAAACAAAAATGACGACTTTGACTTTGTTTTTAGGGGGAAAACATTAGTAGTATATAAACTACTAATAGAAGTGATGAAAGCTAATAATTTCTTTTTTTTCGAGTTAATGGGTGGAGGCGGGAATCTAATAGATATCTTTACCAAAATGAGTCAAAAAACTCAGAAATCAGAAAAAGAATAGGTAAAGTAGGAGAATTAAATCAAGAAATAATAGATGAATGGGAATTTTGGAAAGTTATTAATCACAATTCCAATTTTCTTATATTTGAAGATAAATTAAGTTTTGGTGATTTACAGAAATTAAATGCAGTATTAGATCAAAATGAAGATTATGAAAAAGCAATAAATGAATATTTTAGGGAAGAAGCAGAAAGAGAAAGAATGTTAGCAAAGGTGGGAGGAAAATAAAATAGTTATAAGAGAATTGATTAATTTAATTGGCTTTAAAGTTAATGATAAACAAATTAAAGATGCTAATAATAAATTTGATAAACTCAAAGCAGGTTTAAAAACCGTTGGAACTATTGCACTTGCTGCTGTGGCTTCTATTGGAACATTAGCATTAAAAACTGCTGCTGATATGGAAGCGATGAATGCACAATTTGAAGTATTAACAGGAAGTGCAGAAAGAGCAAATAAACTTGTGAAAGAATTAATTGATTTTGCAGCAGCTACTCCTTTCAGATTAGAGGATTTATCAAAAGGTACAAAAACACTTTTAAATTTTGGAGTAGGTTCAGAGGAAGTATTGCCAATATTACAAAATTTAGGAGATATTGCAGGAGGAAGTTCTGAAAAATTACAAACATTAGCATTAGTATTTGGACAAATAAAAGGACTTGGAAAATTACAGGGACAGGATTGGAGACAATTAATAAATGTAGGTTTTAATCCGCTTCAAATTATGGCAGATAAAACTGGAAAATCAATGGGGCAATTACAAGAAGAAATGTCAAAAGGTCTTATTACTTTTGATATGTTTGCAGAAACTCTAAAAGTTGCTACTTCAGAAGGTGGTATGTTTTATCAAAATATGTTAAAAGCTAGTAAAACAGTTCAAGGTGTTTGGAGTACAATGTCAGATAATTTTGTATTAGCATTAGGACAAGCTGCAAATAAAGCATTACCAAAATTAAAAGAATTAATGTTACAAATTATTCCTTTATTACAAAAACCTTTTGTAGAATTAACTACAGGAATTGTAGATAGTTTAATGCCTATATTATCGGCATTAGTAGGATTATTAAAACCTTTATTTAATTTATTAATTCCGATAGTAAAAATATTATCAGATACTTTGGGATTTGTAGGCAAAATATTAGCAACAACAGTTATACCATTTGTGGAATCATTGGCTAATATGTTAACTCCAGTTCTTAATGATTTATCAGATATTTTAAATGAATTATTTATCACGTTAGAACCTATTATAGGTACAATTTTAAATTTAATGATAATTCTAATTAAACAATATATGTACCCATTTATAATTCAATTAAAATTAATTTTAACAATATTAAAACCATTATTTTTTATTTTAAATACTGTTTTAAATCCATTTTTTACTGCATTAAATAAAATATTAGAAGTTATAAATAAATTAATAGATGCAGTAATGTTATTATTTTATGATATTTTAGATAAAGCGATTAGTTGGATAAGTGAAAAATTATTTGGAATTAAAACAGGATTTATGGATATTTTTTCTGGAATAGGTGAATTCTTTACAAAAATTATAAACTCTGTAATTGATGGTTTAAATTGGTTGATAGAAAAAACTAATAAAATTGCAAAAACAAAAATTGAACTAATAGAAAGAATTGTAGGAGTAGATAAAACTATAAATGAAATAAATAATAATCAAAAAACACAAAATATAAATATGGACACTAATATAAATCTACAAGGTGGAACTCCAGGAAGTCAAAATAGTAATAGACAAATAGCAAACGCAGCCGGAACATTATTTAATCTTCAATTAAAAAAAGTTCTAATTGAAAATGGGGGCTTATAATGGGTAATAGTTTTTTATTTTATAAAAATAGAACTTATGGAATTAATAATAATGAAACTGGAGTAGGGATATTAACTTTTGATCTTGAATTAGCAGAAGGACATTCTATGCAAAATTCAGTAACTAAATATAATGTAGAAGATGGTGCTGATGTTTCAGATCATATACAAAACGAATTAGAATCAGGTACGGTTACAGGATTTATTACTAATTTTAATATTTTTGATGGCGTAATCTTTGAAAATAAAGCACAACTTGCTTATGATACTTTAAGAGATTTATGGAAAAAAAAAGAACTTGTTGATATATATACAATATTAAAAGTGTACGAAGGTGTTGCAATTACAAGCATAAATATAAATAGAGATGCGAGCTCTGGAGAAAGTTTGGTTTGTGATATTGCATTTCAAGAATTTAATAAGGTAAAATTGTCTGAAGTTAGTATTGGAGCTACTGTTAATTTACAAAATACAAAAACAACACAAAATAAACAATCTTCACCAAATAAAAATGTAGGAAAACAACAAGGGAATAATGCAAATATATCATCATTTACTTATGGAGGTCAATTTTAATGGCAATACAAATACCTTCTAATTTCAAAGATTTATCCGCAGATTTTACTATGAATATTGACCTTGAAAATGTAAACACAGAAATAAGATTAGTATATAATACACGTGTTGAAAGTTGGATGTTAAGATTAAAAACTGCAAATTATGAATTAAATGGAATAAAATTAATAAAAAATTATCCGTTATTATGGAGACATAAAGCATTATTTCCAGAAGTATTAGGAGATTTAATAATATTAAAAATTAGTGATGATATAAATATAAATGAATTAAATTATGATAATTTAGGTGTATACTATGACTTATTTTATATTACACAAGCTGAACTTTTAGAATGGTGGGTTGCGAATGGCATCAGGTAGAATAGTAAATTTAATAGTAGGTAAAAATAATGGACTCGGATTAGAAATATCAAATCTAAATGTAGAATTTGATATTGATAGAAGTTATAAAATAGAAAGTAATACTGCACATTTTAAAATTTATAATACAAGTAAAGAAACTAGGGATAAAATATTAAAAGTTGATAATAATATAATATTAAAAGCTGGTTATGAAGATGAAGAAACGGGGATAATTTTTAATGGGGTTATTTTTGATGTGCATAGTAAAAAAACTAAAACAGAATGGGTAACTGAAATAATAGCAAATGATTATGGAACAAATAAAAAAAATATATATAAATTAACTATTAATAATGCTTATAAAGAAGGCATTCCGATTAGTATGGTAATTAATGACATTATAGGAATATTAGGGATTACTGTAAATGGATTACAAAATTGTTCTGATATTTATATGAATAATGCAAAAGTTTTTAGTGGTTTAATAAAAGATGTAATGAAAAATATAAGTAATATATTAAAAGTGAATGGAGTAGGAATTTATTTTGACAGTAATGAAATGGTTATCTATAAATTAGGAGTGCAAACTTCTACTTTTGGAATAGTTAATCTAACTCCTCAAAATGGATTAATTGGAGAAGTAGAAGAAATAACAGATAATAGTAAAGAGGATACTACAAATAGTAGTAATAATGATAAAGTAAAAAAAAGATATGCTGCCGTGAGTTTAATGAATGCTAAAATTAAACCTAATACGTTAATAAAATTAAAAAGTTCAAATGTTAATGGATTATTTATAGTAGAAAAAGTTAATTTTATTGGTGATAATTTTGGCGGTTCTGATTTTGGTTGTAGAATAGAGGTAATAGAATGAATATAGACGAAAAACTTGATTTATCAGAAGTTTTAAATTTATTTTTTTCAAATAAAATGGATGGTGTTCATACTATACTTCCAGGACAATTTGTAAGTTATGATGGACATGATACTCGAAAAGCAGAAGTAAAGCCGATGATAAAATTAAGAAATGTACATAATCAAATTATAGAAATTGATCCAATTAAAAATGTACCTGTAATATTTCCTAGCACAAAAAATTTTAATTTTTTATTTCCATTAAATAAAAATGATGGATGCTTATTATTATTTGCAGAAAGTTCTATTGGTAACTTTTTATTAAATGATACTAATAATGCAAAAGATGCAGATGATTTGAATAAATTTGATTTATCTGATTGTATTTGTATTCCTGGACTTTGGAGTTTTAAAAATTTGCCCGATGCACCAGATAATGATGACGATTTTTGGTTAATTTTTCAAGATTCAAAAATTAATATAGTAAAAGATACAAATGAAATATATATAGAAGATAAATCAGGAAATAAAATAAGTTTAGATGGTACAAACGGAATTACTATTGAAGATGCTAATGGAAATATAGTAGAAATGACAGCTACTGGAATAAATATAACAGATGCTAATAATAATGAAATAGATATGTCTACTACCGTAGTGACAATTAATAGTAATTTGGAGGTTAGTCAATAATGCAATATATTGCTGTACAAGGTTGCACATTAACAATTTCTGGAGTAACTCCCGGAACTGCGATTATAACATCTTCTCCTAGCACAAAAGTAAAAGCAGGTGGAAGTTATGTATATAAGGGAACAGTTAATGTGCAATTAACAGGATGTAGTTCTGGTACATATCAACAATCAAGTACTGCATCAGGGTCATTCACAAATACAGCAACAAAAGTAAAAGCAGAAAATGAATTAGTATTATTAGAAAATGATTTAGCAACAGGAATTTCAATACCTATGCAGAATAGTGTATTTCCATTTGATAGCACATCTTTTACTGCATCTGTACAAATTACCTCTGCGGGACAAACTAAGGTAAAAGGCAATTAAATGAGTAAAAATTTATATTTAGATGAAACAACTAAAGATTTAACTCTTACAGCAGATAAAAATTTAAGACTTACAAGTACATTAACTGAATTTGTAAGTCAGAAAATAGAAAACTTATTGTCTTATTTTTATGGAGAATGGTTTTTAAATTTTGAAGGTGGTATTCCATATTTTGAAAAAATATTTACTAAAAATCCAGATTTAAATTTAATAAATACAATATTATTAAGGCAAATAAAATTGATAGATGAAATTATAGAAATTATAAAATTTGAAACTGTTTATGATTCTGCATTAAGAACTTTTTCTGTAGAATTTAATGTAAAAGCAAATGATGGAAAAACAGTAGAAGGAACTTATTCAATATAATAAGGAGATATTATGGGGACATATATAACCAATGCAGGTTTTGTAAAACCAACATTAGTAGAAATAAAAACTAATTTAGAAACTTCTTATAAACAAATTTGGGGTAATGATATTGATCTTGATGAATCTGGAGCATTTGGACAAGATATTGGATTAAAATCCAAAATGCTTTCTGAACTTTGGGATGCATTGGAAGAAGCATATAATTGTAGAAATCCAGATCAAGCAACCGGTGTTAGTTTAGATAATATTGCTATTGAAAATGCTATTACTAGACTTCCTGCCACATATACAGCAGTTACTAATGTTCTATTATATGGAGATGAAGGAACTATAATTTTAGCGAGCAAAAAAGCTAAAAAATCTTCTGCTATTGTTAATTTTGAACTCAATGAAACTATAACAATCTCGAAAGTTGCTGCAAGAAAAGGAGTAATAGAAATCACTACATTAACTCCTGGAAATACTTATAGAGTAACAATAGATTCTACTAATTATGATTATGTTGCAAATGGTGGAGATTCTATAACAGATGTATTAGATGAAATTGAAACTCTTATAACAGCAGGTACTTGGTTAGGAACTGCCTCAGTAGCTTCCGAACAATTAACATTATTAGATGCTGATTTGGATTTTAATTTTGATGTTACAGGAGATTTGGAAATTGTAACATTAGCTTCAGGTGGAAATTTTACTTGTGATACTATCGGAACTCAAATACTTCCTGCAAATTCATTAACTGAAATAGTAACTCCTGTAAGTGGTTGGGATAGTGTAGAAAATTTATCAGCTGGTACTACCGGACGTGAAGTTGAAACGGATGAAGAATTTAGAATTAGAAGAGAGCAAGCAATCATTTCGGGTAATGCAACAGATGAAAGTATTAGATCAGCAATACTTAATAACGTTGCTAGTGTAATAACTTGTAATGTCTTTTCAAATAGAACAGATGCAATTGATGGAGAGGGTAGACCAGAACATAGTTTTGAAGTAGTAGTTTCTGGTGGCACTGATGCAGATGTAGCACAAGAGATATGGACTAGAATGCCAGCAGGAATTGAAACTTTTGGTAATGTAAATGGGGGAGCAGGAATTACAATCCAAGATAGTTTAGGACATGACCAAGTTATTGAATTTTCGAGACCTGAAGATGTATATATTTATGTAGAAGTTCAAAGAAATTTTAATATGGAAGAAAATTATCCTGCAAATGGTGATGAATTAATTAAAGAAGCAATAATTGCTTGGAGTCTACTCACAACTAATATAACAGTAGGAGTAGATGTAATTAGACAAAGATTAATAGTACCAGTATATGAAATTCCTGGAATAGATGAAGTTGAAATATTATTAGATAGTGATACCGCGTTACCATTTACTCCGTATACTCCATCAGCAACAAATGTAACAATATCAGACAGGCAAATTGCAATTTTTTCTACTGACAGAATTGATGTAACATTAAAACCATAAGGAGAAATATAAATGATTGAAATAGTACAAAATACTGATTATAAAGATTTTAATACTTTACTCTTACAGCAATATAAAGAAAAGCCAAATTTTGTACTATGGCAAGAAGCTTTTGCAAATGAATGTAATAAAATAGAACAGGCCATATTTGAACTTATAACAGAATTTGATATTGAAAACGGAGAAGGAATAACTCTTGATATAATTGGTAAAATATTAGGATTAGAAAGACAGGGCAGGATGGATGAAGCGTACAGAACATTATTAAAAATAAAAGCAGAAATTAATTTCAGTTCTGGAACTCCAGAAGCTATTATAAAAACTGCAATAAGTCTTTATAATGCTACGGATGTACAATTAGTTGGAGTATACCCTGCAAAAATACAATTATGGCAAGATGGAGATATCGGATTATATCTTGAATATGATTTAGAACTTGATGATGGATTTTTAATGGAACTTGATGATGGTGGTACAATGATATTATGGCTACCTGATGATATTGCAGAAGATTTATTATATCAAGTATTGCCAGCAGGAGTAGGGCTTTTAATCGCTTATAATTTAATTCTTGATGATGGCGGATTTGTAGAATTAGATGATGGCGAATTTATGATAGTAACTTAAAAAATTTAGGAGGACAAAATGGCTAACCGCACAATTACCGATCTACCAATAACCACAGTAGTTGCACCGGCAGATATTATACATTGTAGACAATCTACAACAGATAAATCAGTTTCACAAGCAAAAATTGCAGAATATGTACAAACATTATCTGATTATTCTCCGCTTGTAGTAGCAATAACAGGGGCAACTCATGTAATTAGTACAACTATTAGAAAACAATTATTAATTTGTACAATTGCTGGAAATTGTACAATGACATTTCCTGGAAGTTTTGGAGATGCAAAAGAAATTATAATCAGAAATGAATCTGGATCAAGTGCAAATGTAATAGGATTACCAAATTTAGAAATATTATATCCTGGATCAGAAATTACATTTATTTGGAATGGTGCTTCATGGGTGAAACGAACTTTTTCTACTTATACATTAACGGGAACAGCAGCACCTACAATCACCCCAACATTTTTAGGACAAACTTTTATAGATAGTTCAAATAATAATATTTATATTGCTACTGGAACTGCTTCTAGTGCAGATTGGACTGGATTAGCAAAACCAGCACAAGGAATTATTGAAGTTACTGCTGATTATGTTATTGCAGATACAATAATATCAGGTACAAAAATATTAGTTAAATGTAATACAGCGGCACAATATGGAGTTATTACAATTACACTTCCAACAATAGCCGATAATATTGGGAAGTGGTATGATATAGAACATGAAGCCACAAATGAAGGTCTTGTTTGGGTTGATGCCGAAGGTAGTGAAAAAGTAAGATATAAAGGACGGCAAATATCTGGAAATCCAATTTATTCAAAAGGTGACGGATTCAGATATTTCAATAATGGGATTGATTGGAAAATGTCGGGGATGACAATATTAACAATAGGATATCAAAACAGAAATGATTATACAGGTGTAGAAATGGGAAATGGTGTAACATATGATAATAAATCAGCAGCAGTAGATTGGTCGGGCATGACCTTTTCTGATGGTACAACTACTGTAACTTGTATTTATGATTCAGGTGGCACAGGTGCTGCAGGAACATTATATTTTTATAATATTACGGGTGGAACAGGTGTTTTCACAGATGGGGCAACATTAACGGCTGCAAATTCTGATACAGCAGATGTAGATGAAGGAACAGGAGCATCAAAAAATGTTGATTATAATTTTTATCATAATTTTGGAATAAATATTATTGATATAGAATATAAATATTCTATTTCTACAGACGGCACAGGCAATAATTCTTTTATTCCGCTTTGTGGGTCAGCAACAGCTGCGTCAAGAGGAGAAACCATATTTCAGGTGGATTTAAATTCAATAAAAAGACAAACAAATGGCGGGGGTATTACATATACGCAAGATAATGCAATTGCAATAGATATTACCACACAGGATTGGTATATTAATCAGCAATTACAATTTAAAGCATAAAGGAGAGAAAAAATGACATATATAAAAATTGATAATAAGCCATATTTAGATAATATTAATTTAAGAAAAATATTATCTATTTCAGGAGAAGAATTAGAATTAAATGATAATACATTTATTTTAACAAAAAAAAATTATCCAGAAATTATTGATAATATTAAACATAATGCAGTTTATGATATTGAAAATAAAATAATAATTAAAAAAACAACAGAAATAATATTTAAAGAAAATAAAGAAAAATTTAAAAATGAATTATTATTAAAATCTAAAAATGATCCGGATTTTGTATTTAGTAAAGAAGAAGCAAAAGATAACTATAAAAAAATATTTGATGATATTGAAAAAACAATGACACAAGAAGAACTTGATCTAATAGAGGTATAAATTATGACAAAAATAGAATCAGAAATATTACAAAGAGTGGAAACAAAAATAGATAAATTAGATGAAAAATTTGATAAAGCAATGGAAAAATATATAGTACCTCATGAAATATTTATTAATAATTGTAAACAAGATAAGAAAGATAAGAAAGATAAAAAAAGAACATCATTAGCACATATAATAACTATAATAATTGCAATTGGCAACGGTTTATTAGCTGTATTTTTAGCTTTTTTTAAATAGAGTAGATATATATATCTACTCTATTATTATTTTATTCTATAAAAGTAACTTCTTCACCTTTTGCATATACTCTTAATTCAATTTCTATCCATTTATATACATGAACTCCAGGATTAGCATTATCGGTAATAGCATCATAAGGCTCTGTAATATCTATACAGGCATTAATTTCTTGATCTTCATTTGTTATTATATCTACCCAATTATAATAAGTGTCATTATATCTTTGTGTTAATGTACTTGGTGTTAGATTACTTCCTGGTGTTGAAAAATGTATTACGGCAGGAGTATCAATCCCCCCAATAGCATTAGAATAATTTTCTACTAATCCATAATCAGTAATTACACAATATACTCTAATTTTATAAGCTTTATGATTGCCCCCTAAAATAGAACTTAAATCAAAAGTTTCTATATCAGAAGTTAGAGTATAAGAATTTTCCCAATATCTTTTACCATTTTGCTTATCAGTTTGTACTTGCTCTAAAGGTACATCTTTATAACCATTACCTTGACCTGCGTATAAGCTTCCTTTAGGTAGAAATTTTTTAAATTTAATTACTAAAGGTTCTTCTATTGGATAAAATTTTTTATCAACAATAGTCATATTGTCTTTTTTCGTAATTTCTTTAATTAAAATTTCTTTTTCTGTTTTGTTAATAATAGGATTTTGACAACAACATAAAATAAAAAATAAAATAAAAAGTAATAATTTTTTCATTTATTCCTCCTTTATACAATTTAATTTATTTATATTTTTAATTTTTTTATTTAGATATAAACAATAATTATTTTTTAAAAAATCACAATCTTTACAAGAATGTATTTCATTTTTTTTATTAAAAATAGTTTTACATAATATTATAATAAATAATATAGAAAAAATAAAGTATAAAATTATAAAAAATAATATTTTCATTTTTTACTCCTTTTATAATAAACTAATAAATTACTTAAATTTACTGGCGGTAAAATATCTGCAAATATAGCCAATAAAGTATATAAAAGTAATTTAAACCAATCTGCATTTATATTAGTAAAAGAATTTAACCATGTAAAAAAATCTATTTTTTCAGTTATATTTAATTTAACATCTTCTTTTAATAAATTTTCTTTTTCTTTTTCTAATTTAGTTAATTCATCTCTTAATTTATTCAAATCATTATTTTTTAAATAAATTCTATAATTAATATCTTTATATTCTTTTTTATCATCAGTATTATCAAAAGAAGTATTAGATAAAAATTCTTGTAATTTTTCTCTTTCTTTTCTTACACTTTCTATTTCTATCTTAATATCTTTTATTCTATTACTATAATCATTAAATAATAAAGTTTTATTATTAGCATTAACATTAGTTTCCTCTAATATTATTTTTTTTTCTATCCCTTTATTTAGTTGTCCTGAAATTCCAGTAACAATACTAAAGGAAATTATTATTATCCAAAATACAAAATACCGTTTTTTATTTTGTTTTTTATAATTTTGATAAGAAATTAAACTACCAAATACAATAAACATACTTAAAATAATCGGAATTAAACCATCAAAATAATCAATAAACCAAATATAAGTAAAATAAGTAGATAAAAAAACTCCTGTAATTACAGTAAACAAATTACCAATAGTAGAAATAATACCTGTAAATATAGTTTGAATTATTTCAATAAATCTATCAAAAGTTATATGTATTTTTTTTATTTCTTTTTTAGATTCTTCTTTTTTTATTATTTTCTTTTTTCTACTTATTTTTTGTTCAGGAAAATAATAATTATTACCATATATTTTTAAATAATTTTTACTTATAAGAAATTTCAAAATAAGTTTTATTTGCTCGTTATTTAATTCAGTAGCATTAGATATTTTTATTAATTTAGGAAATTTATGATATTGTTTAAAATAATGTTTACAAAAATTATAAACTTTTTGAATATCATCCCTTTGCTGTTCTACTGTTTTTTGTCTATCAGATACTTCAAATTTTGAATTTATCATTATTACTCACCATAAAAATAAGCTATACTAATTTTATTATTTTTTGAAATTATTTCTATTTGTATAATCAAATCTTTTTTATAAAAAAACATTCCTTATTTTGAAAAACATAAATCTCATATTTCCCATATTTTTTTAATTGTTTTTCTGTAATTTTATTTTTTAATAATACCAATTCTTTTTTATAAAAATGTTTGCATTCTTTTACTCTTTTTACTTTAACCTTAAAATTTGGTTCTAATCTAGAAATATAAATTATTTTTCCAATTTTATTAAAAAACTTTTTTCTACGTTCTAAATAATCTTCATAAGAACAAAACCATAATTTATTCTGCATTGTTGAAAATTTTTTTCTTGATAATTGTTTAATTATTACTTTATCACCTATCTTCATTATTTAACTCCTTGCTTTTCAATAATCTAACAATATCAATATAACCATTACGACTCGCCAACATCAATGCCGTACTGCCATCATCATCTTTAGCATTTACATCAGCACCCGCTTCGAGTAGCAATCTAACAATATTATAATGGCCACAACGACTAGCCAACATCAATGCAGTCCAGCCATTATTAGCACTAGCATTCACATCAGCTCCATTATTAATTAATAATTTGACAATATCAATACGACCAAAGCTACTAGCCTCCATCAATGCTGTACTGCCGAAATAATTCTTAGCATTCACATCAGCTCCATTGTCAATTAATAATTTGACAATATTATAATTGCCACAACGGCTCGCCCACATCAATGCTGTCCAGCCGAAATCATCCTTAGCATTCACATCAGCTCCATTGTCAATTAATAATTTGACAATATCAATATCGGCATTACCCATGAACCATACTTGCCAGTCAATTTCAGCTTCATTGAATGCAGTTAATACATCGACTTCATTGTCGCCGTATTTCTCACTATAATATTCAATAGCCTCAGAACATGCCCCTATTTTTTTAAGATAGCTTACGTTTAGTTTCATTATTTCACCCCTTAATTTCCGCTTGTAGAAAAAATCCATCATATAAATATATAGTTGCTATGGTAAGATTCGATTCTTACAGATTTTTTATTCTTGATCTCTTAACAAGCTAATTACTATTATTGTTTTTCGACAACGTCTCTATTCCGCCACATAGCAACTATTATAATTAATCATAATATACTATATTATAATATTTTTTATATAAAAATAAATAAATTTATTTAAAATTATTTTTACAAATAAAATCGATTTCTTTTAATGCTTTTTCTGTTTCTTTATTTATTTTTAATAGACGTTTTTTTAAATGATTAAATTCTCCATAAATTTCTTCATCTATAATTTTACTATCATTTATTTTTTCCGTCATATCATTCCCTCCTTTAATAAAAATTTAATTTCTCTAAAAGCATTTAAAATATCATTTAAAGAATATCCTAAATTTTTAAAATATTCTTTAATATTTTTTTGAGTTATTTTTTCTAAATTTAAAGCATAATTATAAATTTTATTTTTATATTTAATTTTTTGATAAATCATTTTAGAATTAATATTTTTATTTATACAATAATTTATAATTTGTTCAGTTAACTTGCTGATATTTTCTTTTTCTTTATATATATTTTCATAAATAATAGGTAAATTAAATTGTAAAATAAAATCATGCTCTTTTCTTAATTTTTCCTTTTTACAATAATTAGAAACATAAAAATTTAATTGTTTAAATAAAAATCCTTCAAAAGTACCAATAGAAGATTTATATTTTTTTATTATCTGTAATAATAATTCATTACAATAAGAATATATGTCGTCATAATCTAATTTATATTTAATACTATAATACCAACTAACTTTATTTATTATTTTATATGCATTATTATATATTTTTTCTTTTTCTTTTCTCCATGCTAATTTTAAAGCACTACTAAAAGAATAAGTATAAGATTTTTTTAATTTATAATTATAAATAAACCATGCATTTTTAAAAATATTAGATTTATTATACATATATAAGCTCCTTTTATATAAAAACGAGGTATGTTTCAACCTCGCTTATTAAGGAGATCAGACAAACAACGTTATATCTGAACTCCTATAAATTAATTTAATAAAGCTATTATTTTTTCGTAACCGTATTCATTTTTTATTAAAGGTAATAATTCAGAAAGTTTCATTTTCTTTTTATTTTCTAAATCATTTTTTCTACAAAATTCTTTTATACCAGCTTTACATGCGCCTGTAAGTTTTGCATATAATGTTCTTGTTATTTCAGTATCAAGTGTTAATCCCGTTTCTTTAATTACAAGAGTTTTTATTTTTCTTTGATATCCTGCAAAAGCATGTTTTATAGATTTTTCTGAATGATATGCATAAGAACCATCATAAACTATATAATAATTTACAATATCAAATTTTTTATGTTTGTTTAATTTCGCGGATCGTGTATGAAGAAATGTAATGTTACTAAATTTCTTTTTTGATAATATTTCGATATTAATAATATTATCAATTTTTATCAATTCTCTTTCTGATAATTTTATTTTTGTAACATCAAATATGATAGTTGAAGATGTCCATTTTTTTGGATGTCCATATGATTTTGAATAATAATTATAATCATAATTTTCATGGACGTTTTTTGTGATTCCTTCAATTTCTGCATGAGAAATTTTTTGTCCATTATTATAACAGTTATAAGTTTCAAAAAGTTCTGTAAAAAGTGTTTCTTTTTTTTCAATAAGTTTTTTTGAATAATCAATTTTTTCAAATTGGTAGTTTCTTTCTCTTCGTTCTTTTCTTTTTTCATTAATTTCTGATTTTTCAATTAATAAAAAATCTTTTGTTTCATTAAGATTCTTAAAATATTCTTTATAATCAAAATATTTTAAGAATTCTTCTTTTTTACTTTTTTTAATGTCCCAAATTTCTTGAGTTGCATTATACATCCCTTTTGTTAATTTTGT